ATTAACAGAGAAAGAAATGTCAGACCTTGTTGATAGTATTAGCGAAATGGAAAACCTATCCGAAACTATACTAGAGGAGTTAGAATAAATGGGACTAAATACAGCAATGGACTTGGCTGAGAGTTTTGACTTAGATCAAGCAATACTAATACACTTACAAGGTAATCATTATCCACCCGTACCTGCATCAATGGTACAGCCATGTATCGATGCTATCGATGCTTACTATGAGGACGACTACGATAAGATGATCGTATTACCTGAAGGCGTACTATGGAAGGGCAGAGATCAAGCACCTGCTTCAGCAATCATAGAAGCGCATCACCTAGAAGCGTGGCTACCTGAAACCGACTACTAATTGTCGGTGGAGGGTGCTATAATACAAACCTAAACGAAAGGAAACAAATGGAAATCGGACAACTATACACAACCACTAAAAGTGGTATTCAGGGAATTATCAAGGCTATTGATAATCACCCTTCAGGTGTTGCTCGTATCTTGCTAGATGTAAATGGCAAGGAACGCTGGACTAGCGCATCAGTTAAGTAATAAGATAAGCAGACTCTATTGTCGGTAGGGTCTGCTACAATACAACCAACCTAACGAAAGGAATACAATGGCAAGAGGCAAAGCAATACAGGTAAAAATCGCAACTGCTAAGGTTATTAAAGCCCTAGAAACAAAGTTAGCAAAGATAGAGGCTGACTACACAAAGCAAGACGAGAACGAAGCCAAATATAAGAAGGCATACGAAAAGTGGCAGAAGGATATTGGCAAATGGGCAGTTGGACAAATTGCCAAAGCACAAAACCTACGCACCAATTATCGTTCTTGGAACACAACTCTTAATGTTGATTTTGATTTAATCATAGATGAGAAAGACTTTCCAAAAGAGCCTGAGCGTAATTATGAGGTAATCCATGTTCATAGTTATCGTGAGATGAAAGAGGAGATAGAGAACGCTATCCGTATCCTTAAAATGACCGATGAGGAAGTAGTTTCTACTTCTACATACAACGCTATCGCAAGATACTTGTAATTAACTGGGGGCTAGACAAAATCTAGCCCCCTATGTTAAAATAGTTATCCCTACTAACAAAGGAATAAAATGCGGTATCGTGTAGAAATCTACGACGCAAACAAAGCTCACGATTTAACTCTTTATTTTAAAGAAAATGTAAATCGTGAAGCAATTACAAAAGCAGTTAAGCAAAACATAAAACGCTTTCAAGGAACAGTCAAAGCATATGTAGTTGATACAAAAGATAACAAAAAAATATTTGCTGCTTATTTTCCAGAAGAGATTCATTCTTTAATCTAATAATCTTGGGCCAGGTCCTTGCTCCTGGCCCATTTCCCTGCCCGCAAAGCTGTGGGGGCATTTTTCTGTTTACGTCAAGTCCAAATTTTCCCCTGGAATGTTTAGTAGTATTGCCAGATGTCAGTCATGTATGCTAGAATAAGGCAACTCAAAACGAAAGGATAAAAATGGCTCATGAACTAGAATCACAAAATGGTGTAGCAAGTTTTGCATCATTCCGTGAACCTGCGTGGCATGGTTTAGGTACCGTGTTCACAGAAGAAAAAAATACTAGCGAAATGCTAGTTGCTGCAAATCTTAACGGATGGAATGTTAGATTAGAAGATTTAGAAATCCCATCTCAATTAACATCCGATAAAAACTATCAATATGTTGTGCGTACTAATCCTACGGACAAAACACAAACCGATGTTTTAGGAATTGTCGGTGAGCGCTATGTACCATTGCAAAATGAAGATTTATTTGCATTTGGTGATAACATCCTAGATGGTGGAGGCCGATGGGAGACCGCTGGCTCAATCCGTGGCGGACGTGTTGTATTTGGATCTCTTGCTTTAGAGCGTGAGACCGTGCTCGATCCTAACGGCGTGGCAGATGTGGTTAAAACATATTTGCTAATTAATACATCGCATGATGGATCAATTGCAATTCAAGCATCCATAACACCCGTTCGTGTTGTGTGTGCTAATACTCTCAATCTTGCATTGGGTAGCATCAAGAAAAAAGATGGCGTAAAGCAATCTTTCAAAATCCGTCATACACAATCGGCGGAAGGTCGCATTCAAGTTGCCCGTGAGACTTTAGGTCTTGCCAATGCATACATGGATAAATTCGACATCATGGCTAAGTTAATGATTGAGACGGAAATTACCGCTCAACAATTTAACGAAATCATTCTTGCTGCTTATCCAAAACCTGATAAAGATGTTAAGGGTGCAATCAAGAAATGGGAAAATAAAGTTAATTTAATTAACGATATTTATACTGGCGAATATAATCACACAATCGCTGGTAATGCGTGGGGTGCTTTAAATGCTTTAACTGAGCGTTTAGATTGGCATCGCAATGCCCGTGGTACTAACACTGAAAATATGTTAGCATCTGCAAGCGGTTTTGATCCTGCAATTAACGCAGAAAAAAATCGTTTGTTAAAAGTTGTACAAAATAAATTACAACTAGTATAAATAATATGGGGCCCGCAAGGGCCCTATATTCTGGTCCCATAGATCAATTGGTTAGATCGTTACCCTGTCACGGTAGAGGCTACGGGTTCAAGTCCCGTTGGGATCGCAAGCTGCCCCCAGAGCTAAAGGCAACATAGCTCTTTTACGGCATACATATAAAAAGCCCCAAAATCCTTGATAATGTCAGTTGACTCTGCTACAATTGCGACATTCAACGAAAGGAATGAAATGCCTAACTGGGTGTATAACACATTAACTATACAAGGTCCTAAAGACCAAGTAGATTCAATTAAAGATAAACTTAATCAGCCATTTGAAGTAATGCATGATAGTTGGAACATGAAGACTATGCAGATGGAAGTAACTAAGTCTACTTATTCTAATCCTGTCTTTGCTTTTTGGAATATACATTCTCCATTAGAGGATGGTATTACAATGGAAGAATATGTTCAACAACCTGCACGACTAGGACTAGATACAAATTCCCCTGATTGGTTTGCTAAAGAAGTAGAGCATGCTAAGACTCAGAAAGACTGGTATAACTGGAATACTTCTAATTGGGGAACTAAATGGGATGTTGCTGTATCAGATGGTGACGAGTATCCTGATACTGAACTACTGGAGCATATGTCTGATGGTGAGGACCAATGGCTAGTATATAAATATAATACTGCATGGTCGCCTGCCGTCTCTGTATTAGTTAAACTATCTAACTTAATTCCGAACTGTGTCCTTACTTTAGAATTTGAAGAGGAGCAAGGCTGGGGAGGAGAATATGAGATTGTAAATGGTGAGGTTACAACTAAACTAGAATACGAGAATCGCTGCTATGCTTGCCAATCCTTTAATACATTAGATTATTGTGAGGACGGCTGCGGTGAATTCTGCTCAGAATGCAATCAAGGTTCTTGGCAAGATGAGGAAGCAATGAAAGAATGTCAGACCCATGGTGTACAATTAGCCACTACCACAACGAAAGGAAACTAACATGGAATCAACTGTAATACCTGACACATATAATCCTAATGCCCTTGTACAGTACAAGGTGATTGACGGAGAAACTGTTACATTTCCAATTACAAAAGTAACAGATTTAGAATGGGTGCTCGAAAACGCTAGACAACGCACTGCCGAGTACTTTAGCCTGCGAAATAAGATTGACGGGCTAAATGATCAAATCATAGAATGGTCTAATCCAAACTATGACAAAGATGATGTAATTCGTGAACTCTGCGAATACTTTGATCTTAACCCATCTAAGCAAGTAACTGTAACTGGAACTATATCATTTGAAGTAACGGTTGATGTTCCATTTAATGAAGTTGAAAACTTTGACGCACATTATTATCTAGGTGATGAATTATCATTAGATTCAAATAGTCATAATGTTGATGTTAACACATGGAGCATCGAAGACACAGATGTGGATTGGAACTAATGTATTATAAATTAAAAGCAGATTCAATTAAGGCGTTCCATTTTTCTATATGGGACGCTGAGGTTGGAGGCCTGGATCCTGATTCATATAATCTTGATGCATTGACTTTCGAGATTGGAACTGGTAATATTGAGAAGGTAACTAGATTAATATCTAAGCACCAACTTAAGGTTTTAATCGAGAGCAAGTATGCTGATAACGAATTAGCGTACAGATATGATAGGATGATAAATGTCTGATTATAAAGATGGGTTTCAAGACGGATATAAGTTTGCCCGTGAAGAAATGATTGATAAGTTACGGGAAATTGATATTGCAGATATTGACTCATGGTTATTAGATAGATTATCAGACATGATAGAAAGCAATAAACTATGAGCGAATGGATTAAATGCGACAGCTGCCCAGCTCAAGCCAAATACCTGGCTCGTAGTACAGGCGGTGAATTAGCTTTCTGTTCACATCATAAAAATAAAAATTCAGAGACCCTAGACAAATGGGCCTTTGAAATGATAGAATTAAATAAAACGGAAGAAATACCTCAACTAGAAAAGGCGGTTTAAAATGGGAGACAGAGCAAATTACGTATTCGTAGACGGAGCGGGTGACACCATATGTCTATATGGGCACTGGGCTGGCTACAACATGCTAGGCAAATTGGCGGATGCTGTGATCGCAGCACGTCCTCGTTGGACAGATGAATCATATGCAACACGTATTGCTATTAGCCAATTAATCGGAGACCAATGGAACATGGAAACAGGCTGGGGTCTTCAAGTAAATTCAATTGGAGATAATGAGCACAAGATTGCTGTTATCAACTGGAAAGATCAGACCTTCTCATTACACGAGCAAGACGATCACCGTAACTTAGAGAATAAAGTTTTAGGTATGAAGAATGAAGCAATCTTTACCATGGACCTAACAGCGTTCTGTGAGAAGTATGCGCTAGAAAGACTGCTAGTCTAGTGTGATATAATTTGATTAGGCCCTGTGCCTATTCATAGAATGGTGCATCTATTGGATGCTAAGTAAGGCAGGTTTTTCCTTTCGTTGAGGTCCTAGCAGCCATTCATCTTAATCCCCCCTTGTCCCAGGGGGGATTTCTTTTGCCCTCAAAGAGGAGAGGGTAGCATATTGTCTTTACGGAAGTCAAATATATTTCCCTGAAATCTCAAGCTTTGGACATGTGGTGTAAAACACACCTATATTCTATATACAATGTCAGTGGTCTGTTATATAATTAAGGTCCTAGCGAAAGGATATATATGGGTTATTCAAATGATAAACCAAGTATGTTTGATGATATGCCTGAACATATTGCAAATGCTATTGTTCAAGAGATATCTGAGGACTTATTTGATAGTTGGATATCAGGTCATTTAGACGAAGGTATGTTTATTGCTGACTATGAAATGGCTAGCATGTGCTCTGATGAATCCGTCAAAAAACAATTTAATGAATATTGGCAAGTCGAACCAGGAGAGGAATACTACATAGAATGTTAGGATATACATATAAGGATATACAGGAGTTTGGTACATCATTAACTGTTGCTATTGATTCCGCCACCGACCCTAGCGTTAAGCAAGGTCTATTAACCATATGGGATTTCTTTGAAGGTCTATTAGCGGAAGGATATGTACAAGGTGAATCATACTAAGATGATTGAATATATGAATATACATCTAATTAGTCTTAATCAAGATAGAGACCCATTAGATAAAAGCCCTGAAGATCTTATATTTTTAGAAGGACAAATACATGCAGTTAGACATCTACTGGAGGTAGCAAATGATAATGTCTGATGAATTAAGCCCACATCTTCAAAAGCTGATAGATATGGGAGAAACGGGAACTGATGTCATGCATGGAGAATTAAAAAACTTAATGTATGAATGTGAAACTAGACTATTAGACATTTCTGAGCTACAAGATAATCCTGAATATCAATATTTATCAGGTAGGCTGGATGCCTTGACAGATATCTATGTTATGACGTATAATTTATCATTCGCTATCAACGAAAGGGCTAAACAACGTGGATAATGCAGACTATGATCGTGGTGTCAAGATCAAAATGCAATTGGACCAAATAGTAAATACTTTAAATAATATGGATGTAGGAATTCCATTAGTATGGCTATGGTCTTGGGATATTATTCGAGATAAGTATCAATCATATGAGACTGTATCTGATTGGAATGAATATGTTGTTAAAGAAGGAGTAACTCTAGATAATATCTGGGAGGAACTCTGGGGTAACCCGCCTGATCAATTTACATTAGAGTATGGCGCTGAGTACATGGACGAGGCTGTCACGGATTGGATGATCAATAATAATTTCTTGGTCGCCCTAGATGATGACAACTGGCTTGATGACGAAGACGAAGATTCTGACGAGGAGTCAGATAACACAACTGAATATGGAACGCAAGAATCAGGTTTCAAGGCGGAGCCTGTCGTATTAGAAGGGTCAACACAATGACAACAAAACGTGAATATCTAGTAAGCAAGGGCATTACCGTGGGCAAGCGTGGTCGCTTCTCAGGTGCTTGGTTTAATCCTTCTATATGTGCTAGTGTAATTGTAAATAGATTTCCTTTATATACCCAAGATAGACTAATGGAGTTAATGACCGAAATCATTAAAGAACAGGCTTCTAGGTTTGAGGCGTATTGGGAAGAAGGTTTTACCTCTGAGGCTATTATGCTTGCCTCACATCTTGCTGAAGTAATAGAGGCTCATGAGGTGGGTATCCAGGCATGAGCAAAGCTGCTGGATCTAGCCAACGCAAACCCCGTAAATGGAAGGGCAATGGGCGGGATAAGAATCACGCCCTTGCTTCTTTTAGAAAATGGAAGAAGGCGGAAAAGGCACGGAAGACTGCAGAGATAGATAGATATAATGAACTATGTGGTCCAGTAACTATAACCTATAAGTAACAGTATAATCATATTAGGACATAATGTCCGATTTGTACTATATGTACATCTTGGATATATATGTCCTATTTTTATATATAAATATAGGGGCAAAATGTTCGCTTTACGAAGAGCTATAAAAAATCCCTGAAAATCTAGGAAAAATGTCTAACAATATGAATAAACATATATAGAATATAACAAAAAGTATATAAAATATGGCAAAATATATACAAAATTTCTACATATTTAAGCATACATTTATGCCAAAAAATACATTGACATATGGGCAAAAATATGCTTTTACGAGAGCTATTGACAAATCCTGGAATATATAGTATATGTGGGGGCCATGTGGAGCATTACGGAGGGAAGTGGAGGGCACCTGCTCCATTACTAGTATAATGTCTATATATATAATTAGTAATATTTACTACTGAATTAATAGTATTTACTTTGATAGAATACTGATAGATATGGCTCTAATTGGGCTTTAAAGGGGGTTTTTAGAGATGAAAATGTGGGGGGTATACTAGATGTATTGACGAAATTCTTTAGGCATATAGGCAAAATCCTCAGCATTACAAAGCTTCTTTGGTTTATCTGGATTAGAGCCTATACAGCCACATGCTCCTGGTTTATCGCTATATAAATCATTTGCTCTAATATTTTTATTAAAATACTCTCCAAATGACTCAGATGCTTTAATAGACTTTAATTCATCTACAGATACTGGATAATTAGCTGGATTGCCATTATCAAATATGGTTGTTAATATAAATACACCTAGTGCTATGTTATACCAGTATAATACCTTACCTAGGCTAGAATTGATCTCACCTTTGACCCCGCCCAATTCCATAACCTGTTCAACATCATCATCTCCAATATCTTCTATTCCAGCCTCTATGCTTTCAGCAGTTGTTATTACATCACGCCATTCCGCCTCAGTATCCCAATTTTCGACTAAATGATAAGATTCATCAGAATTAGTATCATATTCTTTTTCTATATAAAACATTTGAAATGGCTTTTCAATAATAGATAATGGGATAGATTCTAGGTCATCTGCGTAATATTCCATAGCTCTGAAATTTACCTCTACAATTTCGCTTTCACTTATATTGTATAATTTCATGTATTTGGCAATAAGATCTGATCTCATATCTTTAACTAAATCAGCAACCATATATTTCTTCATATCTTTATTATACCCTACCTAGGAGTTGCAGGTAAATCTTGACCTATTTCTCAGCTCATTATTGGCTATATTCATGGCCATATCTTGGCTTCTTGCATAGCCATAAGTGAGAATTTTGCCATTTGAGCTTTATATATGGCTTATCCTCTTTAATGGTTATTTCCATCTAACCCTCATTTTTTTATATACTTTATATCCAGCATATATACCTACAATAATTAATATTATTAATATGGATCTGCTTAAATGGCTATATGGTTCCCAACATACATTTCCTGTATAGCAGTCATCTGTCACTCCTCTTCCTCCATATCTATATGCTCTTCAAAGTCCAGCCATGCTTCCAAATTATCTAAAAATCCCATTTTATATCCCCTCCCCGCTACCGCTCATTAGCCTCATTTAACCATTGATCTTCCCATAAGCCCATAATAGACTCATTGCCTATATCATCAAAGTAATACCTATTCTTGCTGATATTAAAGCTCCAGCCCTTCCAAAGACCATCTTCATCCCAAGTAAGATTAGTAGGTATTTCATTCTTTTCATGTTCGGCAAGCATTTGTAGCAATTCGCTATTATCTCTTATTAACCCCTTAAGTGCCCATCTAAACTTAAAATATCTAATCATTCTTCATCCAATTCATCTAGTAGATCCTCAATATCATCATCAATCCAAGCTTTAAATTTCTCATAAAATCTTGTGGACATTTCTTCTAATTCATTGATAATCCAAATCATCTCATTTTGGCTAAAATCATCAATATGGTCCAATATAAAGTCATCAATTAGATTAAGGGTTTCATTTCTAAGGTCAGGTACTGACATTATGCCTTCTCTCTTTTCCGCTTCACTTTTCGCTTGCACTAATTGGGATCTATATATTATATATTATATATATATTCTAGTCAACTGATTTATTTAAGTCTATATTCATTCCTTTTGGAGTCTGTCTATACCAGGATTCTGGATAATCTATATGTTTAAGTTTGGGGACTATTCTTCTGATCTCGTATAGACATATAAGGCATTCTCCTATATATAGGTAATTACCTGATTCAAGGGCATTTATAGCTGTAGTCCTGCCTCTTACTACTATCTCACAATACTTGCAATAGGCATCAAATTCTTTCACTATATAGCCTCTCTATACATGCAGGTAGGGCATTTATCTTTATTTTGTTCTATCTTTTTAAAAGTAGTATCATATCTTACCCCGCAAATATAACAAAGTTTATTTACTTTACCATTAAATCTACTTTCCCAATATATCAAACTTCTAAATTTAATCATATTAACCTCCCTCTAAATGTGGTAATTGGACCCCTATAGTCATCCTCATCCGACCACTTGCCTGTGCTATACCCAGCTTCTGATATGTCCAATAGTTTATCCTGAATCCATTTGTTTTCAGTTATAATTGTAGCATTTTTAGTTATATTGCAATAGCCATGGGAGGGCTTTACATTTTCAATAGTATTGTCTCCGCCCCTAGATAATGGTATTACATGATCAATATGTAGGCCTTCCTCCCAACCCTCTTTTCCTACCTGCCTTGGAGCATCTAAGTCTATTGGATTTTTGCATATATGGCAAGATGTTCCATATTTTTCTAATATATCTTTTTCTAGTATTGTATGATTATTTAATGCTGCCAGTCTTCTTGCACGAGATTTACGGCTATTGGATCTTATTTGATCTGGGCGTCTTTTTAATTCATTACGCCAATACATTATTTCAGCAGTTCTGCATTCTTCACACGCTAACTCTTTAGCGTCTCTTCTGTGCCAGTCATAGCCAGACCTTGTACCGCAATCTGGCTTGACTCTATGTCTTTTGCCCAAGACTATTTATTCTTTAATTTTACCTTTTGCGTAGCTTGTTTAAAACCCAAGCCATATGAACCTAACATCAGTAATACAATTGCTGCTGAATGTAATAAATAGAACATATCTCTCCTTATTTTACGTCAAATCGGTCTAGCATCATAACCTTGTCCCACGCTGAAACGAAGTCTTTAATAAATTTATCTTTAGCATCATCCGATGCATACACCTCGGCAATTGCACGAAGTTCTGAATTAGATGCAAGTATAAGGTCTACACGAGGAATGCCGTTTGCTTGATTAGCATTGGTATACGATAATAGCTGAATTAAGTAATCATTATTTAATTTATTATTGTTTAATGATCTTAAACCAGATAGCAATACTACTAATTCTACTGGAGTTAGGCCAAGAAGATTAGCTTTTTCTACCAACAATACCTCTTCTGGTATATTAATATCCTTGTGTACATAGTTTCTAAATCCATCAAATTTTGGCTCAAGAACTGCAAATGATTCAACATCAGTCTGTTCTTGTGTTGCGTCTCCACGTCCTGGGGTAAATGGAACTTTAATTTGATCCTCCGCAATTTTTTCAATTGCAGCACATCCTGCTAAAACAATTAAGTCGGCAATAGATGCATTAGACTCATCTTTAATAGATTCTAAGAAATTAATAACCTTTGATATTACCTCTTGATTATTTACTTTCCATGTATTTTGTGGTTGTAATCTTATACGGGCACCATTTGCTCCGCCACGCTTATCTGTTTTACGGAAGGTAGAAGCAGAAGCCCAAGCAGTTTCTATAAAATAAGACATAGGAATATCAGAATATTTAATTTTATTCTTAATACTATCTGTATCAATATTTGTATTGGATGAGCCTACTGGATCCTGCCAAATTAATTCCTCTGTAGGAACTTCTTTGCCAAGATATCTTGCAATAGGTCCCATGTCTCTGTGTGTTAGCTTAAACCATGCACGGGCAAATACATCTGAAAAATAATCAAAATCTTCTAAAAATCTTTTAGAAATTTTTTCATATTCTGGATCAAATCTAAGTGCTAAATCTGCTGTAGTCATTACTGGAGCATGGAATTTTCCTTCAATGTGAGCATCTGGAACTAAATTAGATGCAGAGTCATCTGTAGGTATCCATTGTGTTGCTCCTGCAGGGCTTTTTGTTTGAGTCCATTCATATTTAAATAATAATTTAAGATATGAGTTATCCCATTTAGTTGGAGTTGGGGTCCATGCGCCTTCAATACCACTTGTAATTGTGTCCTCTGCATTTCCTTTTCCAAATGAATTTTTCCATCCTAAACCTAAGTCTTCAATTGGAGAAGATTCTGGATTAGATCCGACATGAGACGGGTCACCAGCGCCATGAGCTTTTCCAAATGCGTGACCTCCTGCAATTAAAGCAACTGTTTCTTCATCATTCATTGCCATACGAGCAAATGTTTCACGAATATCTCTTGCAGAAAGAATTGGGTCTGGCTCTCCGTTAGGTCCTTCTGGATTTACATATATAAGACCCATTTGAACAGCAGCAAGTGGATTTTCTAATTCACGATTTCCGCTATAACGATTATCTGCAAGCCATTCCTTTTCTGTTCCCCAGTATGTATCATCAGACTCCCAGACATCTTCTCGACCACCAGCAAAACCAAATGTTTTGAATCCCATATTTTCAAGAGCCACATTACCAGCAAGAATCATAAGGTCTGCCCATGAAATTTGTTTTCCATATTTTTGTTTAATTGGCCATAATAAACGACGAGCTTTGTCTAAGTTTCCATTGTCTGGCCATGAATTTTGTGGAGCAAATCTATGCAGTCCTTCTCCAGCACCTCCACGCCCATCAGCAATTCTGTATGTTCCTGCTGAATGCCAGGACATACGAATAAAAAATGGTCCATAGTTTCCGTAATCTGCAGGCCACCAATCCTGAGAAGTTGTTAGTAGCTGATTAATATCATTTTTAATAGTATCAAGATCTAAACTTTCAAACTCTTTAGCGTAATTAAAATCATCTGACATTGGGTTAGATTTTTCTGAATGCTTTCTTAATCCAGATAAATCTAATTGATTAGGCCACCAATCATTATTATATGTTCCGTTATTATTTAAACTATTTCCTGTAAATGGACATTTTGCGTCGCTCATTATTTATCTTTCTACTAGTAGTTACTTATTATACAATATAATTGACAGTTTAGTCAATAGGTTTTAACAGGTCTCTTCTGTGCTTGGGGCAGGAAATTCGCCATTCCATGAAGCACCGTATAAAGTATGCCTCCAATTTCCAGATGTAATTCTAGTTACTCTATGTGTAAATTCTTCTGTTACTGGGACTAGTACAAGCATACCAGCTTTAGGTTTAATTTTATATGATTTATGTTTAAACTCTAACTCTCCACCTTCAAAATCATCATTTAAATAAATAGACAACGATCTATTAAATGCGGGCATAGGGCTGCCTGCAGCCCACTCTGAATGCCAGTCCATTGCATAATCAATTTTTGATGCTTCTTCTAATGTAATATTTTTAGCTTCCGCAATTTCTTCATTAGTACAATACTTAAATGTTTGAAGAGCATTATGAGGTTTATAAATAGGTGGCATTACCTTAAATAATCTATCATATATACCCATAGGTCTATGAAAAACTTCATGATTTATTACAGGTTCATCTCCAGGAACTCCAGTACTGCCGTCAGGTCTTCTTGGTAAATCAACTGATATAAATTTATTTAAAATATTTTTATATGGAGAACGCATAGTTGTGTACCACCCTTGATGGTCATCCATGTATGGCTTAAAAAAATCTAATTCTTCTTGTGTTAAAAAATTATCAATATATTGAAGATCTCCTTCAATTGTAATTAAATCAAGATTATATTCCACAATTATTCTCCTTTATTTATTGAATTGAGGCTATTAAAGAAACCCTAGGCTCATTTATTATAGATTGATGAATTATTCCTTTAGGCATATACAATACGTCACCAGCTTCTATTATAAAGGATTCATATGGTTCATTTTCTAAACTTAACGGCTGTTCAAATGGATATTCACTACTATCTTTATAAATTTTATACTCTACAGAGTTTATCCAGGTCCAAGAATATACTTCTGAATAATCTTTATGTATACTATTATTTTCTCCAGAGCCTAAAAAATCTATTAATATTTTAAAATTCATTTGATTAACGTGTTTTTTATCTAAAGAAAAAATATTGGACATTTCATCACACTCTGGTAAATTTATAAACCATGCCTGTAAATCAAGTGCTCCATATTTAAATAAAGGAACAGTTTGATTTTTTTTATTTTTTAAAAATTCATCATGATTTATCCACTCACCATAATTTGGAATTTCATTAAATTTTTTATCTAAATATTTCATAACATAGTTCCAGTCTGGTGTATCTTTTAATATACCTTTAAATAAAACTGGTTTATTTATATTTTTAGCATTATTAATTTCTGATTTTATTTGTAAATTATTCAATTATTATTTCCTATCGTTCCAAATATTCCTCTAAGTCTTCTTTGATCTTTATTAAATCCTCCATTAACCGCATGAGCTAATTTAAATAAATCTGGCACCAATAAGTCCCCCTGTTGCCATATGTGTTCAAGTTTTATATCGCTGTCTAACCAAACTTTAGTAAATATTTCATCGTGCAATAAATTAAATTTATCTTTATCTAACTCAGTCGGAGGCATTCCGTTAATAGAATGAAGATTTACTTTTTCACCTCTACCATAAAATGTTCTAATAGTTTTATCATTTGTAATCCAATGATTTAATACTAATTTATAAATTGTATCTTCACTATTTTTATTTTCATTTTCTGATTGCCAATAGTTTTTTATTGAAACAGTACATGAATTTAAAAATTCTTGATCTGTTGTTGTGAATGAGTTATATATTTTTGACATATCTATAAAATATGTTTTACCAGTGTCTGGTTCACAATTAAACAATTCCATGTTCCACATACCGCTTACATATATATTTTCATTATCTTCTACATGTTCTTGATGCCAACCAAGTATAATTTCATTTTTATTATTTATATTTTTTTCAGTTATATGCTTATGATGATCTTCTACATACTCTGAAGGTTTAGTATCCTGTGAATTTGGATACCAATTTAAATTATCCCCAAACAAATGCATTATTTTTGTTTGAGTTTCAAAATCTACATTTGCATTTCTAAATGCAATTATTTGTTCATTTAAAAAAATATCCTTGTAAATATTAAAATTATTTTTTAACTCATCATATCCAGGAAACTCTATAGTTTTTATTGTATTCATTATTATTTATTAACTGGCCTATAGGAAGTTGCAGAAGTCTTTGGCATAATTTGTCCTTTAGCCCACTCTTCTCGTAATTTTTCTCTTAAAGGATTACTATCTTCTTTTATTTTTTTTAAATCAACATCGTATACGCTATCTGCGTAGTCATATGATCCCATCATTGTGTATCTAGTACCAGATGTTACTTCAGTAACTGCATGTACATTTTTAATCCCTACATCAAAAACAATGACTGATCCAATTTCTGGTTTAAAAGCAAGCTTATGATCTCTAAAAGTTAAAAGTCCTCCTTCAAAGTCATCATTTAAATATATCATTGTAACTAATTTATTTTCCTGCCAAGCATTAGGAGTGCCATCAAGTTCAGTATTATCTGAATGATCCGCTGCAAATGCTCCTGGCTCCCACCTATGCGAACTCAAACTTATTTGTTTTAATTTTCTATTAAATACTTTTTCTGCTAATTCCTGTGAAGCTAATTGAAATTTTCTTAAAGATTGTCCACCCTCTGGAGTATGTGGTTTTTTACCAGCTATAGTATACATATTGTAAAAGCAAGACAGCATCCAGTCATCAAGTTCTTTCCAATAAGAAATTATATAGTTGCACTCTTCTTTTGTAAAAACATTTTTATATTCAACAATGTCAGATTTATGTATAATTTCTGTCATATTTGAGGGGTAAGTTATTTTTTCCATAATGTCTATTATACCATCCTATCCCAAATAACGTAAGTGGATTCAGTTTTTCTTTTATTATATAGGTCTATAGATAATTTTTTATTTGTTCCTTGATAGCGCTCTCCAGTTTCCATATCTACTAGCATCCATTTTGCAGGACATTTTGTATAGACTGTAATTGTAACTGGATTTTCCAACTCCTCAACTTTATCACCATTTAATAACTTTCTATGTTTCATTAATTTAGCCAACTAACTATAGAATATCTAGTTCCATTTTTTATTGGTTTTACTGAATGATTGTATACGTACGTTGATGGGAAAACAAGAAATTCATTTGCCTTTGGCTTATATTCAATATTAAATCTTGGAAAACAAATTTCTCCACCCTCATAATCATCATTTATATACCAAACTGTAGATATAGTTCTTGGTTCAAATATATTATGGTCAATATGATCTGAAAACTGAGATCCTTTGGAATATTTTAAAATAGAATATCCTCTGTGTTCTGGAACTACAACATTATAATAATTTTGATAATCTAATTCTAATGGTGCAGAAAACTCTGTCACTTTATCTCTTACATAAGATTCCAGCATATGTTTTTGAGAGAATATATCATTATTTATTTTATTGTACTCAACAAAGTATGTTTTTGAGCTTCTGCTTTGATCAATTGTTGATTCTCCATCTTTATAAACATATGAATCGGCCCAAAAAATTTCTGGATTATTAAGGTCCATAAAATGTTCTATGGCTGGAATGAACTGTTCATGGGTTTTCATAACATTTGAATATACCATAATACCTGGAGCTATTTCCTTTTTATTTATCATTAAACCACCAATGATCTGACTCAGCAAAATGAAAAAATATCATTGCTACTTTTTGATTTTCTGGATTTGGAAAACTTTCTCTCCAATGCATTTGATCTTCTCCGCAATAAGCTATTGCTTCGTTCGGATACAGAGTATAAGATTGGTTTTCTATCCATAGGTCCCAGGGTTCGGTTTGATATACACACATATCTATTGTATATGTGCAAGCATTTTTATCTTTATGTTTAAATAAACTAGCATTGTTTTCATAATGAACAAATAAAGAATATGTAGGGAGTATATTTTGATTACTAAATATATTTTTAGCAATAGGTAAAATTTTGTTAGACCACTCTTTTAAAATTGGTCTTCCAACCATGTCTATAGAATATCTGGAAAACTCTTTTTCTATTGGAAATGTATTATAGTCAGTAAATGAATTAGATATGATATCAAAGTCTTCTTTATTAAATAAATTTTTTATAATTTTTGGTTTAAAAGATTGTAAATCATAATTCATTAAATAATTCCTATGTTTTCAAATCGATCAATTTGATCATCTATGTCATTTAAAATATCAATATCCAGATCTGACGAACTGGATATTGACTTTGTGCACATAAACTATACTTTCTTTGGCCTACCTGTTTTTTTAGGACCCATATTTGTTTCTCTACGGATGCCATGTTTATTACGATCAACTCTTGTCATTGATCTTTGATTTGCAATTCCAGATCTAAACTTACCTTGATTTGGATTTTTACGAGTAGCTTCTTGAGAAGTTACTGCACCAGATGGCTCATTATTTGGTGGAGTTTGCATTCCAGTTCCGTTATCACTCATTGATGAATGAAGTTCTTTGTTGTGGAGTTGCTGTCATGTTTAATGTTAAACCAGCTTCTCCGTCTCTTGTTACATCTAACATAGGAGCAGAAACAATTCCTGTTTCGCTACCTACTGATTCGCAGCCACATTCGTAACACATAAATTACTTAGGGCCTTGTGCTTGTGCTTGATTTGAAACATCTGTTGATGGGAATGCTGCCTTTGGTGCTTCTGTGTATGACTCTGTTGGCCATGGTGAAGATCCTGCTGGCTTAGTCTCGTTAAAGCCTGTTAAATTTTTTCCGTCTGACATTTTATATCTCCTATAGGTTGTATTTAGATGGGTCTAGAAGTCCATCTATGAATATATTATAGCATTTAAGAAATTACTACCCCAAAACGGTGTCTAAGCCACGATATTCTGAGGGCCAGAAGAAAGAAACTATAACATTTCTTTGACCTTCAGTTACTTTAGATACCCTATGTGGTAAATCATGGGATCCCTGAAAAAAAATAAATGTTCCAGGATTTGGCTTAATGTAAAAATTTTCTTCTGGAAATTCTAATATACCGCCTTCGTATCCATCATTTAAATAAAGAAGCCCAGACCAATCGTCTTTTGAATTTTTTCTAATACTTTCTATATTATCAATTTCATGATAATTATCAGTATGTAAATCATTTTCTGATCCTTTTAACATTAGGCTATAAAACATAGTTTTTATATCCATTTGTTTATTTGTAAAATTAGATATAGTATTAGACATTGAGCTACAAACCATGGTTAATAAATCGACTGCTAAGTCATGCTGATTTTCATTTTTGTATTTTATTATAGGATTACCACATTGATACGTATAGCCATCTTCAGGTTTTAATGATGGACCACCTTTAATTTGAAAATTAGGTGTATCTGATAAATCTTTATTAAATACCTCTGTAATAAGATTTGCACTACTAGTAGATATATAATTTTCAATTATATAAATTTTATTGTTTATATTTTTTATCAATTCCTATATTTTCCGTAGCATTCTTTACATACCCAGGAGTAAACATTTAAATCTTTAATAATTTTTGTTGCTTTATTTTCACAATTGTCTTTTTCACACATGCTATGAATTAATGGATTTTCTGACTTTATTACTGAACTCACTTTACCTTTTTCCCAAATTTATCCCATGCTCTTTCATGTAGAAAGAATCCTAGCATTTCGCATAGTGTATAAATTATTGCAAATGCTCCAGCATATTCCCAATGTGCCTCACCAGTAATAGCTTTTTCAAATAAATATACTAATGTGCCAACGAATAAAATATGTACTGCTGGCCATGTTAGTGCTTTATATAAACTTCTTTTTTTGCTATCCATTGTTTCCTCTACTTAATTTATTATATATGTAATTAATTACTTCATTAGGCTTCCACTCATATGGTAACTCTAAATATTTAATTTCTTTTAATATATTCTCTCTTATTTGATCTTCTATATAATCCACATATATATTCTATCATTTAAATAAAAAAAGGGCAAGGTTTCCCCTGCCCTTTATTTAAAGAATTTACTTCTTTAAAGCAACCTTCTTTTTAGGAAATGCCTTATTCCAGGCTGTAGCTAATTTATTGTAATCAGCCTTTTCCTTAATAATTGCTGCATCGGCAATTACTTTTGCTGCTGCTGCAGCATCTGCTGCAATTTTATTAGCAGCAACTGTTGAATTAGCATCTGCCAATTGCTTAGACAAAGAATTAATTTGTGCTTGCAACTGTGCAATTGTTCCATTCAAATCAGTTACTGTAAATGATGCTACAACTGCCTTTACTGGAACATTTAATCCAGTTACTGCTGTTGCTGAAGAGGCACCAGTTACTGCAATAGTTACTGTTCCAACTGTTGCTACTGCCAAGCTTTCTTTCTTTGATCCTAGAACTAATGTAGAGTCTGCTGCAACTTGTGCTGCTGTAGACGTCACAATTTGTTTTGAAATTGAGCCATCTGCCCATACTCCACCAATTAATGTTGCAGTTACTGTGTCAGATACTGGGTTTCCAAATACATCTGACGTGCTAACTGTAATTTGAGGAATTGTTCCTACTGCTACTGCAGTTGGTACGGATACTCCAACATTTGATACAGAACCAGCAATTCCCTTAATGAAAACAACTGTTGAGTATGATCCATTTACAATTGTAACTGAACCTGTCGATGTGGATGTAGTAAATGCATACACAGTTACTGCAGCACCTGTAGAGGTTACTGAGTATGATGTTGCACCTGCAGAAGAGTTAACTACTGCATTTGTTGCACTAAGTGCTGTGACTAGCTTAACTCCACCTGTTGCGGTGAATGAAACTACAGTTCCAGTGTCTGCTGTCGCTGCTAAAGCAACTGCATCTGCTGAATCTACTGTGTTGTCGGCTGGAACGTTCGCAGTCGCAGGCGCTGTAGATGTTGTAGCATTTGCTGAACCAGCAACGGTTACCACAAGTGGTGCTGCTGATGCATTAATTGATTGAATGCCTAGTAATGCTAGGGCTGCAGCCGAAGCAACGGCAATCTTTTTTAATGACTTCATATTTTTTATTTCTCCTTTATATCCATTTTTTTACAAAATGGAATTCTGTTTTTGGGTGTACTCCCATATATATAGACGTTTAACTTGTCTAGTTGTCGCTTTTATTGATCCCAAAGTTTTATGTGAAAACTACAGGGATCTCCACCGTCTTCCCAATCTTGCATTTCTTCATCAGTTAATGGAGGACCCTCATGAGTATCACAAAATACTTCAGATACCCAATTTTTTTCTCGACCATATTCGTACCAAGATTGAACATCTAAGAATTCTATAGCCATTGCTTTAGCTCCTCAACCATTTGATGTTTTGGTTTTGCACCAATAATTCTTTTTACTGGTTTTCCTTTTTCAAATATTATTGTTGTTGGAACTGATGAAACATCATATTTGTAAGCAGTGTTTGGATTTTCATCTATGTCTAATTTTGCAATCCATACATTATTTTCTTTAGATATTTCATCTAAAATTGGAGAAAACATTTTGCATGGTCTGCACCATGTAGCCCAAAAATCTACTACTAAAACATTATGTAAAGACAATAATTTATCAAAATTTAACTCATTTGCCTCTAGCATTATTTGTTTTTTAATTCCTCCGCTGCAGAATTAAACTTGTTCATAAATGTTTGTATTACAAAAAATGTAGTCTCTCCAGCATTTTTAGCCATAGCCTGAGAGGCCTCTTCGTTTTTTTCTGTCTCTGGTACAGAGTTGTACCACTTTTGGTACAACTCTGCAGAAACCTCTTTAATAATTTCTTCTAATACGGTAATATTAGCCATTTATTTTTTTAGCCCATTCTAATTTAATAGCAGCAAGCTTATCAGCAGCAGCCTTAACCTCTGCTTGATATTGAGCCTCAGCAGCAGCAATTGCTTTATTTGCTTCAGCTATTATAGCAGCTTTTTTCTCCGCAGCAATCTGCTCTGCAGTTTTTGTTACAGGAGCTGGTATTGTTGTTACGGTACTTGTTGCTGGCACTTGAGCCTCAATTGGAGTTTGAGATGACGGTATAAGTTTACCATATTGACCTCTTGCACCTTTAATTGGTTTAGAGATAGCATTTAATTTATTAATAACTTCATCATATGACTTTAACTGTGACTTCATATTAATCCACATTGCAGCAGCAACTTGTGTAGAGATAGAAGATCCTGTAGCATATTTTATTGATCCTCCTGGATTGACAACTTGCATATTACCTATAGCATAAAAATCTAATCTATCTTTATCAAAATTAGAATAATTATCTATTTGTTCATATTGATCGGCCATACCAATTGATATTGAATCATTAATGCACGCTGGCCAAGATAATCTAAAAAGATCTCTCATGTTTCCTGCTGCAAAAAATACAGGAGTACCAGAAGATACAAGAGAAGAAATTACTCCACGCAACATTGTGCTTGCTGGACAATAGTCTGTTAAAGTAGTTAGTATATTGTGATTTGCCTGAGACATAGCAACTGCTTGAATATTAAATTTAGATTGATTATCTAATACCCATTTAAGCGCTAAAGATACACCAGTTTCACCAGTAGATTGTCTTGCACCAGAAGGAGTATTTCCAATAATTCTAATAAAAACAATTTTAATATTCGGATTAGTTCTAACAGCAACAGATGCCATTTGAGTTCCGTGATCAAACCCATTTTTAGAAATTATATTTGAAGGAAGAACTGCAGAACCTGTTCCTTCCATATACTTTTGTCCATTTGGACATGAGGCCCATTCTAATACACAAACCTCATATACAATTTTATCTTTAAAAATTGGTAATGAAGTATCTAATGCTGTGTCTAAAATAGCTACTGTAGGGGCTTGTTGTTCCGCCTTAGCCTCTACAGCAAGAAATAAAGTAGATAGTAGTGATATTACTGATACTGCACTTATTAGTTTTTTATTCATAGGTACATTCTACTAAAATGTACCCAAATATGTCAAGGGTTTTTGTCTATGCGCCTTTGATACCATTTACCAGCGTCTAATTGAGGTTGTGGTAAGTTATTTGCCTCTAACAATGTAGCAAGCATATTATTTAATAAATCTAATTCAAATTCAAGTCTAACAATCTGCATCTCTAGCAGTCTTAATCTTTCTGACTTTCTCATTTTTACCTATCTGTTGGGGTGGGAGCAGTTGCCAAACTACCACAATTTGCACATTCCATGTCTAAAAAATAAGTTGCAATGTCAAAATCTTCAAAAATTACTTTTAGATTCCAAATAAAACAACCACAAGGACAAACATGGGTTGGGGTTCCTCTTAAATCCATAGCCATATTATAATTTTCTGGCTTTAGATTATTTATATCCATATAATTAATTATACTCTAGACTTCTATGATTGTAAAGGGTGGTCTAACTGACATGTTGAATTTTGCAGCAGCCTCTAGGGCCATTCTAACACGTTTACGGGGGGTCTTAATAGATGTAGTAGAGAACAAAGATCCTAGCGCTAACTCTTGTCCAGCACCCTCTGCCATATATTGAATGTCTGCTTCTCCTATATGGAAGTCACTATCCATGGTAAATATTCTTCCAGTAGCTTGAACTGCTATTAAGAATACTCCGCCTTCATCGCCATCTTCTGTAGAGCCTGCGGTTTGATTTCCATACCCTTGTTCTTTAAATGCTTCTTTGATTGATTCAACAAATTTAGTACGCATAAATTTATCTAAATTTTTGAAACCTGCTGTTGGTTTATAAATTGGTGGAGTCCAATTATATTGAAGTATTTGTCCCATTCTAAAACTATCAACAAATGCTATTCCAAATTGCCCCACTCTAAAAACTTTTGGGTCTACTCTGGAAAATATTAATCCAGTTTTATCGTCGGATGCAGCAGAATCTCCTCCTAGGAGGACTTTATTTTCATGAATAAGGGCTACCACTGCAGTCATAAAGACTAGTATACTAAATTAAAAATTATCTGTCCAAAACCTCGTTTGTTTCTATTTCTGAGAGGCTTCTGAGGGCATCTTCGAGCTCAGATTTAATTAAAATTAATTCTTGAATGGCTTCGTAATATTTGTCTTTCCATTCAGTTAATTCTTTTTCTATTTGATACAATTCAATTTTAAGATCTTTTACTTCTAATTTTAATTGATCTTGCTCACGCTCTTTTTGTCTATTTTTTTCTTTTTTACTTTCGTTCAGACCAGCAATAATTGCCGTCCCCATGCCAGACAATATCGCAGCAGATATTGCAATAATTATAGAGTTCAGATCTAGATTCATTATATATCATATTATACAGCAAATGTTTGCTAAATTAATAATTCAGAAGCAGAGATTTCATCTCCAACATATTTCTTTTTTAAAACAAATTCTCTAACACTTTCTGGACCACTTTGTCTGCCAGTAATAACAATTAGCCATCTTGGTTCAAATTTTGATTCTATACATCCTTCACACATAAATAAATTAATTGGAAGTAATGTAGACTTTTTAAGGTTTAGTTTATTTTTAGTTTTATTGCAAGAATAACAAAGAACTTTATCCATTATATTCCTCTTCTACATGTGTAAACACAAGTTCATCCATAATTGAAAAATCTGAATTGTCTACCAACTCTTCGTACTCCATTTCATCCTTTTTATATTTTACTATAGAAGCAAACGCTCCAAGTTTTTCTGTAGATCCGTACACTCCTAGATCATGAATAAATACAATTAGTACTCTATCGTAATATTCTTTCACTAGGAACTCCTTCCAGCTCACATCTTACGCCATATGACTCAAGTAATTTTTTTACTTTTAATACATAGTCTATGACCATTTCTTTTTTAACGCCTTCAAACTGTATAAAGTTATCTTCATATAATCTTATTGCTAAAAATTCTGGATATTTTACTATATCCATCTGTAAGTTGTTAACTGGCTTTGTAATTCCTCTTATTGCTTTTGACATTTCTGGTGTATAAAATACTGGCTTGTTTGGTTCGCCAGTCCATTGATTAATTCCATGTTTAAAATGATTTTTGTTTTTATCAATAAACATTTTTCTTTTTCAATCTTTTCCATGTGTCACTTGTTTTATGTAAATTTCTAGTTTTATCAATTGTCCCAGAGTTTAAATAAACTCCGCCCCATACGCCATACTCATTGTTATCTGATCCAGATTTATAGCACATTGCTATAACAGGACATGCTAAACATGCTTCATCAATATTTTTTGCAATTTTAGAATCGTTTTCATATTTATCATAAAATAAATTGGTGTCCATGCCTCTGCAAACTGCAAGGTGCCACCAGTCTAAATCGTCTTTATCTACCCCTAGATCATTTAAAATATTTGACATATTGTTTAGGTAGAACCCACATTCCTTTATTGTTTACAGATACTTTATCTGCTATTCCCCAGTGTTTATTAAATAATCCATTTATATTAAAAAATCCGTTATGATTCTTTTTCCAAATAATTAAATCGTAATTATTCCAATATGCTTTATTTATAATTGTGTTGTATCTATTAATAAATACGTCAACACCAGTTTCATTTAAATGAATCATATTTCCTTACAAATAAAGGGCAAATCCCTATATACTATTATACAGGGATTCTTAAAGCCTTGTCAACTGATTTTATTACTTATTTTTTGGTATTAATTTTTGAGGGCCTTCTGTACCAAATAAGGATTTTTTAATTGGAACACAATTAGGTACTTGTCGACCATTTTTATTTTTCATTCCTACTTGCTTATATCCTGACCAGCATGCTTTTTGTAAATTATCCCATTTATCTTCTTCTTCATTATCTGACTCATAATCCTCGTCCTCTTCATCTTCTTCATTTTCTGGCTTAGGATCTACAGATTTTACTAAAGTATCTTCTGGAATTTCAATAACTGTATCTATTGGATTAATTGCATCTTCTAGCATATCTTTAATTTCTTCTATTACTTCTTGTACCTCTATTGATTTTTTCATATTTTTCTCCCTATTAACTATTTTACGGGACCAAGAGAATCCTGCATCTCCACCCCACGCTAACCACATAATTTTACCATTAGATGGGTTTTCAGCATTATTAAAATCTTTACCTTTTTTATCAACTTCATGACGTGAAAAAAATGAATACATACGCTTAACTGTAGAAAGACTTAATGTTTCTCCACGAGCTAATTGTCCTGCACGAGTCCAGCCTACTGCTGTTCCTGCGCCTTTAGCCTTACCCTGCTCTTTTAATTTAATAGCACGACGTGCTGCTGATTGCATACCAGAGGTTGGCTTATATCCTTCTTTTGCCATATTATTTCTCCTTAACGTTAATTATTTTAACGTTTTTGATTTCGTCATCTACGCCAAATATATCATTAGCATAATCTAGAGCATCATTTTCGTCAAATGCTTCTACTTCTACCTCTACTTCTAACTTTACTTTATAAATATTCATTTACTTAATTGCTTGACCACACTCTGAGCATGTTTTTGCCTTTTTAGTTGTTTTTGCAGCAGGTTCAGATTTTGCAACAGCGCTTGCTCCAAATTTAGGTCTTCCAAATCCAACAATTGAAACCATTATATTCTTTTTATTTTTTTTATATGCACGAAGCTTTTTGCAAACTTCTCCGCCATTTCTTTGGCTTCCTTTAGGATCTCCAGAAGTATTACCTTCAATGCACCAAACTGTTCCGTCACCATTATCTACTGCGACTATTCCTACGTGTGATATTCTATCTACACCATCTGATGGGAAATCAAAATATGCAACATCGCCTGGCTCTGGATCTGCAATGTCGCCATCAATCCATTGACCAGCTTTTTTAAATGCTGCTGCTCCGCCTGGAGTATAAACTGTATTGGGAACTTTTACTCCTGCTTCGTTTGCACACCACATAACAAATGATCCACACCAAGGTTGGAAATTAGCTTTTGTAAATGCACCATATTTTGTTTCATTATCTTTAGGACCCTCAACAGTTCCTATTTCAGCAGTAGCAACTTCAACAAATTTTTGTGCTGTTGACATGCTTACTCTTTATCCCAGCTTGTATCAACTGGTTGTTCTGCTGGCATTGCACCATCTGGCTTAGCTAGCCTACGTGCTTTTGCATCATCAATTTCTGCTTCTAATTTTTTATCTGCTTGTGTATTCTTGGCATCAATTTCTTTATTAGCAATTTGTGCAGACATTATATCTTTTGCGCCTGATGACCCAATTAATAAACCTGCAAGAGTTCCTGTAATAAATGTTGCAACTGATCCAAGAACATTAAAGAACATTTTATCATTTTCAGATTGACCTGTAATTGGTTGTGTTACAAATATTAATGCATACATAATTCCAACTGAAGTAATAAATAGGATAGATCCTAATGTAATTCCTAAAATAAACTTTAATCTTGCATCTAATTCCGCTGGGGTTAATCTTTCTTTAGCCATTTACTGTTTCCTTTGTGTCCGCTAAATCTTCTGGACATGCTCCGTTAGCCGTACAGATTGGTGGTTTGCATTCTGCACTTTGCCAGTTAGCAGGATCTTGACATGGATATCTGTAATGACCATCATAGCCACATCCACTAATAGACAATACTAAAAGGCTAGAAGCCAAAAACACCTTTATTTTTTTCATAAGTCTATTATAGCAAATGTAAGGTTAGTATGCTATTACTCTTCTTTTTCTGCTTTTTCCCTAATTCCAATAGTCATAAACCATATAGCTACAGAGGCTAAAGTTACATATCCTACTACTGTTTTAGCGCTGCCCTCGAGAACAACCCAGGCTACAAAAAATCCTAGAAATGTAAAGTTTTCGCTAAGAATAGCTATAGCTCTTTTTTTTAACCAGTTCATATTTACCCCCTTATTCTCATTATTGTACTACCAAGTATTACTTGACCAACTAAAATTGCTGCAACTAAAACTTCTTTAGCATCTTGTCTTTCTTGTGGAGACATATCTGCTCCAATATTTGCTAATGCTTTACTCAACTCACACTTTTGTTCTTCAGTTAATCCTTCAATTGCTTCATCTGGATTAAAGCATCCAGCAATTGCATTAACAAGTGCTGCTGGAGATTCTAACGTGAGTAATGCTGAGGCGACTTCTGCTGTAATAACTACTGGATTACCGCTAGCATCTTCTCTAACTTCTACTGGAATTGATGGTGGTAGGTCTCGGTATTCAAGGCCCGCTGCTTCAATTGCTGCTGCTTCTACTGGAGCACCTTCTGCTGATGTAACTAAAACATCTGCAACTAAATCTTTTTCTGCTAATGTCAGAACACCATCTTCAGATAATGCTTCAGATAAATTAACAACTTCATTTACAGTAATTTCTCCATCTGCAAAAAGTATTTCTGTAATTAATTCAGATTCTTCTATAGACAATCCGCCTTTAGACAATGTAGAAGATATCTCAGAAATAACCTCTTCTGAAACTTCTCCGCCTTCAGAAATTAATTCTAATATTGCATCGGCATCCTCAGCTGTTAAATTTCCATCTTCAATTAAATCACTAACAACCTCTTGAGCCTCTTCAACAGTTAATTCTTGCTCCTCTACTGCTGGTTCGTCAATAACTGGCTCATCAACTACTGGTTCTTCTATTATTGGCTCTTCTATAACAGGTTCGTCAATAACTGGCTCATCAACTACTGGTTCATCAATAATTGGTTCATCAATAATTGGTTCTATTGGTGTTATGTAAGATGGCTGTGACGGCACACTAATTATTTCTTCTTGTGGAATTGTAATAATAGTTTCAACATACTGGCTTACTGGACCAGACCAGTTTGCAATTCTAATTGTATATGAAGCACCTTCTGTTAATCCAGTTAATTGAATAGATTCTGGTGCGCCGTCTGTATTATATGTCCCACCAGCATAAGGATTTTCTGCTGTTGGGTCGTCAGTAATTACTTGATAAAACCATGTGTTTGGAGTATATCCAGAAGGCAATTCTGGTGTAACAGTTACTGTTGTGCCATCTACTACTGCTTGAGATATTATTGGCGCAGGAGTTGGTATATTATTATTAATAACGGTTATAAGTTGATTAGACTTAGTATTTAGTGTTGATTGCAATGATGTTTTTGTTGATAGTGCTGAATTTAAAGTATTTGTTAAAGAATTTGTATTAATAGAATTTATTACAGAAGTATTTAAAGTATTTTGTGAAACAACTGGACTCAAGCTTTGGTTTAATTGTGTAATAGTGGCATTAGCTGCATCTACTGCTGCTTGAACGGTTGATGTATTTGGATCTACATATGGAGTAAATGATGGACCCTGACTAATTTGTCCAGAAAATCCAGTACCAGTATTAGTGTCTGTAATTTCAGTAATTGTGCCATTATTTGTTTCTCTATAATTAAATCTTGCTCCGCCTGGTATTGGTCCAACTGCTGTTACATTTGCCATCCATGCACCATCATTTGGATTTACATCTGCATTGAATCTAATTTGAACCATTTGTGTAGAAGCATCTTGTTGTGGATAAGGCCTTAAATCCCAAGCAATGTCTAAACTTGTTCCAGTAGTTGAATATGTAATTCCAGTTCCTGTACTCCAAGTTGTCCAGTCCCATCCAGCAATAGAAACTGATGGGGCATCTGGAGTTTGATAATAAACCCATCCCTGATCGACACCAAATGTTATTGTTGCATTTGATCCTACATAAACATCATTATAAACTGTTCCGCCCATTTGCATTCCAAAAGGTAAAGTCATTCTTACTCCAGCGTCATCTACGCCAGCCAAAACGTTTGTTGTTGTTCCAATAGTTGCCTGTAAATTATTTACTGCTGTTTGAGCATTATCAATAGCAATATTTGCCTGAGTTAATTCTGTTTGAGCAGTTGCCTGTGCTGTAGAGGCTGCTGTTTTTGCTGCAGTGACTTGAGATATTTCAGTCTGTGCTGCGGTAACAGTAATGCTATCTATTGATGTTTGAGCAGATGTAATAGTTAATTTAGCATCTTGAACTATTTGAGAGCTTTGATCTGTTGGTGTTGCTACTATATTAATATTATTTATCGTAGTAGTTGCAGTATCAACTAAATTAATTGCTGTTTGGGCCATTGAAATACTTTGAGATACTTGTGTTACTGCTGTTTGAGCTTGAGACAACTCTGTTTGTGCCACTGATACTAGTGCTGTAGATGAGTCCGTTGCTGCAATAGCTTGTTGAACTTCTGTGTTAGCTATACCAAGAGCATTATTTACTGCTTGTTGCGCTGGGCTTACTATTACCTGTTCTTGTCCGCCCTGCTCTGTAGCCCACGCATAACTTGGCCCAATAAAAAATAGCCAACCTGTTACAAAAAGGCTAGCTAAAAAGTATTTTAACTTTCTACTCAATTGGTTCTCCAATGCAACAAAATTTTTGTTACATTGGAATTATATCATGTGTACACCAACTGTTCCATATGATCTTGTCATTGAGTATCCGCAAGAAGGACAAGGTGGTACAACTTCTGTTTCATCAAACTTACGAGTAACTTCTAATGACTTATCGCATGTTATACAACTGTATTCATATATTGGCATTACTTACCGCTTTTCTTTCTCTTTTCTGCTAAGGCAACAAAATCTTTAACCTTAGTCTCTCCCATGTATCCCCAAGCATATCCATCTTCAATCATCTGCTCATTTACAGATTTTGTATTACCATCAAGATAAACCCATCCAAGTATTCTGCCATATTTTTCTGAACTGTCTGGCTTTTCTGTTTTTACAACTATATTCTTAGCATCTTTAAATTTATATTTAAGATACTCTTTAGATTCTAGTCCTAAAGTTTTTTCTAACTTATCTGTTGTTCTAGATTCTGGGGTATCTATGCCAGCTAATCTTAATCTTTGAGAATATGAAATACTAAATCCAAGATCAATGTCAACATCAATAGTATCTCCGTCCACTATTTTTGTTACTTGCTTAACTCTGTACTCAAACATATTTCTCCTTAAATTTAAAGAGCAGTTTCTAGACATGCTCAGGTCCATCCAGTTATTTAATGTCGCTGTCTCCCCCGACGGTATCTGCGACTCCCCAGTGACGGGGTGCAGACTTATATTATATCAGTCGTTTATATCTTTTATCTTAAATGTTTTTGGTTTTTGATCTTCTGGGGTGTTTTTAAATAAAGAAACAGCCAAAATACCATTCATCCATGTAACATGCTTAATCTCAATATTTTCTGCAAGAGAAAAAGTTCTTGTAAAGTTTCTGGTTGCTATACCCTTATGGATATATTTTTCTTGACCATCTTCTTCAATATTTCCTTTGATAGTTAAATTATTTTTTTCTTGAGATACTTCAATGTCATCCTTAGAGAATCCAGCTAATGCTAGTTCAATCATATAAGTATCATCAGTAAATTTGATTAAGTTATATGGTGGATAGTTTGATGTGTTTTTTGGAAGGCTTTCAATTTCTTTAAAAAAAGAATCCCAACCAATAAAAAATGGATCTTTAAAAAGATCCATAGACAATGTACTTACCATTTTATTCCTCCTTCAAGCGAATAAGTTAATATAGGTCCCATTCGGCGACCTATATATATTATATCATAGGCTAAAATAGTTGTCTATTTATTATTTCTGTATAGAATTCTTCAGCCATATGTATATGTTTATGTATCCCCCAATGACCAAAACTATTTTCGCTAAAATCAGCAGCATTATTAAATAAAGGGTGTTCGCTATACTCTTTGTGGCATTTTAAATGAATAGTTGATTGATTTTGAAATGACTTTGTTATATCTTCAGGTCTTCCTGCAAAATAATTATTTAAAATATGACTAATTGTATTATTATTTTTAATATATGAATATATCAAGCTATTATTATCTTCCCAAAAATTCCAAATTAATTTTATATCATTTGAATTACAATATTCTTCTAACATTTTAATAAAAATAAAACTAATAAAAATTGCATATTCTCCTGGAAGAATGCTTTCTGCGTTGTATGGTGACTTTGCATATTTTGGTCTTTCTCTATTTCTTATGTTAACAGAAAGAATTGTTTCTTTTGTATCTTTTTTTATGTTATTAAAATTAGGTTCAAAATAATTTTCTATATTTGGAAACTCTACTCTAAAAATTGGAAATGTTGCAACTATTAACTTTGGCTTTCCAATTTTATTAAAATATTCAAATGCCTTTATTACTTGACCTTGTAATGAGTCACCGCCTAGAGCAAGTCTAGCAAAATTAGTATTTAATTTTTTTGATAAAATATGTGGCCAAGTAAAGTCATCAATCATTCCATATCCATAAGTTTGAGAGCATCCAAGTATAAGAATATCTGCTGGATCTATAAAGTTTTCTGATCTATAGAAGTCTGAATTTATTTTATATTCTATTTTTAATATTTTATCATTTTGCATGTAAATTGGAGGCGGAACATCTTTAGGATTTTTTAAGTTATCGTTTGGAGCATTATAATTTAAAGAAGATAAGTTCCTATAAAATAAATCTGGGTACAGGTCTATTAAATTTTCACTATGCACAAAAGATTTAGGAAATTTCTTTACCATATAATTCTTTCCAAATAATTGTATCCCCTTTATCGTTTAATAAAGGTTGACCTTTTACATTTAAACTAGTATTAAGTAATATTGGAACACCAGTTCTTGAATAAAATTGATTTAAAACTTTCCATAAACCTTCATGCTGTTCTCTATTTACTGTTTGAACTCTAGATGTACCATCTGCATGAACTACAGATGGTATTAATTCTGGTTTTTTACATTTAACTGCATACTGCATATATGGCGATGTAAAATTCATTTCAAACCAGTCTTTGGCAAACTCTTCCATAACTACTGGTGCAAACGGTCTAAATTCTTCTCTTTGTTTAATTAAATTAACTTTGTTCTTTATGTCAGGATCTCTTGCATCTGCCAATATGCTTCTGTTGCCTAATGCTCTTGGACCATATTCTGCTCTTCCATTGGCAACGGCTACAATTTTATTTTTTATTAAATTTTCTATAATTTTATCTACTGGGTAGTCCCCTTTAATATTGTGTCCAAGATATGGAGTTTCCCAATTTAAATGTTTACCGTATAATGCTGCTGCTGCTCCTAAAGAACTTCCAGCATCTCCAGGGTTTGGCATAATCCAAATGTCTTTAAATATTTTCCATAGAATTGTGTTAGCAGAGCAATTTAATGCACACCCACCCATAAACACTAAATTATTTTTTCCAGTTAACTCTTTTGCCATATTCATAAATTCAAACAGTCTAGACTCATACACTTCTTGAACTGCTGCTGCTATATCAAATTTATCTTGCTCAGTAACCAAGCCCCAGTCATTAATTCCTTTATGAAAATTATATTTTTGATTATTAATAGATGAAAAATATTTATTGACTTTTAAACGATATTTATTTGCATCACCATATGCAGCCATTCCCATTAAAATATACTCTTCTTCATTAGGCTTTAAGCCAACTAATTGTGTAAAAGCTGAGTAAAATAACCCAAAACTAAACGGGTAATTCTTTTTATACACTTGTTTAATTTTAGATCCTTCACCAATCCAAATAGTTGATGTATTCCATTCGCCAATAGAATCAAGCACAACTATTACAGCATCATTAAATTTACTAGTATAGTATCCAGCACAGGCATGAGAATAATGATGTTTGAAATATGTTGTTGGAACTATTCTATTAAACATATTAGTTATTTTATATTGTGGAAGCCAATCGCCATTACCACCTTTTAACAATAACCTAGAGGCCTTTAATAATGGTTTTTCATAATAAGCTATTTTATCTGGAAAGCCATGTTGTATGGCGTCATCAATTAAATCCTTATTTGTATACCAGTCATTTTTCTTTTTACTATATCTTTCAGCATGTCCAGCAAAAAGTATATTCCCATCTTTAATTAAGGATACAGATGCATCATGCGATGTTTCATTAATTCCTAAAATGATCATTGTAAAGCTTTCTGAAAATACTCTGCGTAATGAGTATGCATATGTACGCCCCAATGTGCTCTATCTATTCCATATTCTATATCGCTACCACGATCAAATATTTCATTAAAATCATTTTTTAAATTAATATGGCAACCATTGTTAATTTCTTTTTCTATATGCTCTGTATTAATTAAAAAATCAAATTCGTTAGACTCAATTAATGGAGGCAAAAATCTATTGTCCCAAGTTGACCAAACTAATTTAATATTTGAAGATTTACAATACTGCTCTAAAATTTGTATATACTTTATTGATAGCCATCTTGGAACAATTAAGGGCATTACGTCTTCTATATAATGTGGGGCTTTAGAGTATTTTGGTAAATCATGATGGTGTTCTCCTAAAAATATTCTAGCTAAATCTTTATTTAGTTTATCACTCTTTGAGGTCCAGATTTTATTATCTACTGGCAATTGTATTCTATCTAGGTCTGGGAATAAACATATTAAGTTTTTAGGATTTCCATATTCTTTAAAATATGCAAATATAGAATTAATTATAGATAGTACAGATGCTCCAGGGTATCCTAAATTAGTATAAGATAGCGACATATTATTAGCAACTTGAACACCCCAAATTTTTTCTTCTGGCACTCCGCTACCAAATGTAAATGAGCAACCACCAATTAATATATCCGCTTTGCCAGAAATTTCTTTTCCTCTAAAACCATGGCTATTTATATAATAATATCTTGTTGGATCCGTTATTTCATTTAGACCACGCTCTTGATACCCATATCTTTCAGAGGGCTCAGATTTATTTAAAAAACTATAAAACATTTTTGAATTATCATATTGAGGATAGATAGAGTTAAACATTAATATATAAACCTATCATTGTTTTTATTTTTTTTAAATATCTTTTTAATGTTATAAAAAAATATATAAATGTAATATTTAATCATCATCAAGAGGCATAATTCCTTTTTCTTCAATAATTCTTTTAGCTTCCTCTGTTAAACTAATAGTTGCCTGTAAATTTTCATTATATTCAACTGATATCAAATCTTTACTGTATAGATCAAGTAGTGCTTCATCTACATAATCGGCATGAGCTTTCCATAATTCTGGGGCTATTTCTTTTGCCTTATCTGTAACTTTAAAAACTATTTCACCAGATTCATCAATACCAGATAATTCTATTGCACCAATTTCTATATAATAATCAAACAAATCGTTATCCTCTGACTCTTCCATGGCATCTCCTTGTGCAACAGGTAGGACTTGAACCTACGATTACCGAATTATGAGTTCGGGGCTTTAACCAACTAAGCTACTGTTGCTTATAAATAACATTATATATATTATTTATAAAACGGTCAATAGCTTAAAACTTATTATGCTTATAAAAATCTTTAGTATGAATAAATCCAGGAAGAACGTAACGCATAGGTCCGTCTTTTGGTGCCCTTACTCCGTGCTCAAATTCTTCTGTTCCAGGAAATATTAATAATGATCCTGATTTTGGTTTTATTTCAAAATCTTTTTTAACAAAATAAAATTCTCCCCCATTATAATTATCATTTAAATATATAATTGAGGCATATCTAATTGATGGGTCTGTGTGTTGATCTACATGGCTTTTTAATGGAACATCTTTATATTGTCTTTGAATGCTTCCAAATCCAGGTACATCTAAGTCTGGAAAATCTTTTAGAACAGATTTTAATCTTTCTGTAATTTGAGTTCTTTCTGGCAAATTATTTGTACTTATTATTTTATCTGCCCAGTTATCTGTAATTTCAAATTTTCCTTCTTTAACTAAATTATCAACATCATCTCTTCCAAATTTTTGCATACAAAATCTTTTTAGATTTTCTGTATATTCTACTCTCCAGCCGTCTTCATCAGTGTTCTCTGCAACATTAACTAAAGTATTTATTTCCTCTTTGGTTAAAAAATTATCAACCAATAAAACTTCGTCAATTACATATCTAGCGCTGTATCCGTTTTCAATAAATTTAGTTAGCATTATTTTCCTTTGATATGTTTACTTCAACAATATTTTGCACGTATTCAGAAAAATGTTTTCTAACGTTTCCAGGTGGCCTAGACCCTATTGCATTCCAAATCCTTGTATATTCTACTATATTTGAAAATGTTGTTGGGCATACCATGTTACCATTATACTCTTTTAATACTGTGGGCAGGGGAACATGTTTACCACAACACTTGCACTCTTTAGCTTTTTCTTGATATATACTCATATTATCATCATCCTATCCATTGCTTCTTTAAGATCATCTGGCATTCTTGGTGCCCTTATCATATTTACAGAAGATACCTCTGGGTTATCTTTACTAAAATCATTATCATAAGACATTGATTCATATGTATGTATTCTAATTTCTTCATTTGAATCAAACCTAGTTCCACTTATTGCATTAAATATTGAACCGCAAACGGCGTCAGCCAAGTCTTTTGATCCTTTTCTTGGGTGATCAACTTTATCTCTCATAATTTTTAATTGCAATAATTCATCTATTAATAGCGGTATATGTGGACCCTTTAATCTTTCTTCTAAAACAATCATTGCCATATCATCATAATGTTTTTTAGCAACAGATAAAATTTCTGTGTTAATTCCATATTGTTTTAACTGTTGCATCATATCGTGCGAATTCCATCTATCAAAAGTACATAACCTTATTTTAAAACCCTTTGTTCGTAATGATAAAATATAATCTCTTACTTCTGTAAAGTCTACTGATTTATCTGGTGTTGGCGTCCAAAATCTTACTGCATCTACTTCTACTATAGGGGCTGGCTGTGTGTAAGTATCTGTAACTTTTACATTTACCCATCTTTGAACATGTGCAAGTGAAACTGCACAATGGTCATGTTTTTGAGCTAAGTCTACGTGTATAAAATATTCTTTATCTGGATCTGGTGTGAACCAATTTTCAAATCTTCCAAACTGATCTATAGCAACCGCTGTATTATTAAATGCAGTTTCTATTTTTTCTCTTGATTTAAAAAATGCATCAACTGCATCTGATGGCATGCAAGCAAATCTTCCCAATGCATCCATTGAGTTTTTATAAAATGCTACTTTAAAATCATCAATACTTCTAGTTGGATTAATTTCCCAAGTTGGTCTCTTTAATGCATATACTTTTGGAATAGAATAAGAGACTATATGGTCCTCTTCCCATTCAACTACAAACTCATTTCCTTCGGTTCCGTCTGGTAGATCCAAGTCCATTTTAAAATTATGGCTTCTTACTATAACTTCTTTTTCAGCAATAACAGATTCATAAAATTTTTGAATTGGATCATTTTTAAATCTTGGGAAAGAAAGCAATATTACCTTTCCAAAATCTGGAAAACGTGAGTCTACTGACGCTCTATACATTTCATATATGGCATCTGCGGTTTTAGCCTGATCATGACCTGTTGTATTTTCTGTAGCAAAGCCAGATATTTCATCAAGAATAACAACAATAACGTTATATCCTTCCCATGCTTCACGCTCAGAGTGACCAGAGTGAACTGTAATTGATTTATCGAATTTCATTTCCGATGCCTTATCTGTATACTTCCCAGTAAACCACGGAGACTTTTCGATACGTGTTTTAAATCCTTTAAAGAAAACGTTATTAGCCTGTTGAGCGTTAATAGCAATATTTAAAATATCAATTGCATCTCCAGGTGGTTTACCATAATATGATGCTGGGTCCTTCAAGCATAATAATAGGTATACAATATATGAAGTTGCAATTGTTGAACAGTAATCTTTTCCAGAACCCTTGCCAAGTTGAGCAATAACTTCATTAGCTGTTTGTTTAAATATTCTAGAGCCTTCTTCTTCCCCAAATAATTTAATTAATGTAGACTCTTTGTATATCTGTGAAGACTTTTCTATTAAAGTATATTGATATTCTGATAATGGTGGGAGACCTAGGTAGTTTGGGCTTGTAACAAATTCTTGTAAATTTACTGGTCTTTCTTCAAACTCTTCTCCGTCAAGAATATCAATTAAATCATTAAAATTAAGATCCATTTGCCTCCTGAATTATTTCAATTGGCTCTATGACTCCTGTAATTTGAGATAATCTTCTTGCCACATCCATTTTACATTTAGGACAAGATGCAGTAACCTCTTTTAATATCTTAACTAATATATCTTGTTTATGTTCTGTTTCTGCAATCTGTGCTGCCATTTCGGCATTATCTAATAGTCCAACTTCTTTAAGCATAGTAATTCTTTTTGTTTCAATATCTGAAATTAATTTAAGGGCATTGGCTTTTACATTTAATTGACCTGCCTGATCAGCATCCTCTACAGTTTTCCACGCTTCTTTAATTAACATAGAATAATGTTGGTCTGCTCCTGAGATGGCCTCTTTAGCCCTCTCCTTAGAGCTTGTATCGTTGTATACGACAGTTTTCCACTCATCTATGAGTTCTACTACATCTGACCGCTTAAAGCCCGTTAGAGAGGCAATCTGGGTCGGATTATTGCCCTTTAAAAGTTCGGCAACAACTTTATTCATGCGATCAAAATGATCAGATAATTCAATTTCCATATATATGAATTATAATTCTAGTTGACTAAAAAGTCAATTAGATTTGGCTATTTTATACAACAATAGATATCCAATTAGGTCATCTATGTCATTGTCTCCTGCAAATCCTTGATTATTTTTAACCCTATTTAATTTATCATCAATACGAACCTTTAATTGCTCTGTTGAATCCGCCGTTGAAAATATTCTAATGGGATCTAATGCTGAATTTCCATAAGATATGTTTTTTTCAATAAGCATTTGAGCAACCTCTAAGCATGCATTTAAAATTTTATGTCCAGCTGGCGCTGATACGGCATGTAGATATAGATCGTCGTAATGAAAATTTTTAACATCTTTATACACTGGTTTTAGCATTACTACTCCATTTCCTTATATAGTTGTTTTAATCCATTCAGTGTGCCAATATCCATATAATTTCCAGTTGGCCTTACCGCCTTTACATTTATTCCAGAGTTTATCCAGTCTTGAATTTGTTTTCCTGGATGATCTTTATCTATATCTATACTATTATACATATTCCTTAGCAACATAGTTCCCCACATATAGTCATAATCACAATTTGGGTCTTTGTCCATAGAAGAAATTACATTGTCATTTTCTATTTTAATTTGTCCGACCCTTCCTTTTATACCAGCATGGCATTTCCATGCACCAAGTACTACGTTGCCATCTGATTTTATCATTTCTTTATAAATATTACTAGTGCTATTTATAATAAAAGTATCTGGCATTCCTATTAATAAATTTTCATTATTATTCGACATAAATTTAACGGCATCTGACATGGTGGAGGGCTCTTTTACAATTAATTTAATATTCATGTCCATGCTTTGAACTATTGGTACCCAAGCAGATCTTGTTGACACCCTCACTTCATCACATACTTCTAGCATTTGCTCTACATGCCACTGAAGTAACGATCTTTCATCTGATATAGGGAGACAAAATTTAGGTATGCCTCCAATTCTAGACGCTTTGCCTGAAGCAGGTAGTAGACCTATCGTAGCCATTCATGATCCCTTCTTCTAGATAAAGACCAAGGTTTTGCAATTTCAAAATTATTAGATTGTTTATATTTATAATACTCTTCATTTTTAACAAATGTTTCGTGGTTAATATTTTTTAATTTATCATCACTGTTAATTGTTTGACTTCCTAATTCAGGAGCTGTGCTGATAGCTGTTGAAACTATAGTATTTTCTGGGCAAAATCTTGCAACTCTTTCATGAAAATCATTATCTTCAAAATAAATTGGATAGTAGTATTCATCAAATAAGCCAACTGTTTCTATTACATTTTCTCCAACAGAAAAACAGCCGTAGGCATCATTTGTAAGAATTAATTTATCAGGCCCACTTAATTCATCTATTTGTTGTAATGCAGTATTATCCCAAGTAGTATCAGCGGAAGCAAAAAGCCAATATTTTAAATGAGGATAACATTTAATTCCTAGATTCCATGCAGCTGATAGCCCTAGGTTTGCTGGCATATTTAAAACTTTAATGTTTTCTTTTTCTGTTTTAAACTTTCCACCGTTATCAATAATTAAAATATTGTCTATTGGATAGTTAATAGATTCCAGCATAGATTCTAGCAAATCGTATCTATTTAATATTGGAACTATCAGTGCTGGTATGCTCATCTTTTTTTAATTAATCCAAACTGATCTAGGTACCTTTGTATTGTCATGGCGGAAACACTGCACTCTATAGCAATTTCAGTAACTGTTTTCTTTTGAATTATGTATCTACGATACAGCCAATCTTTACTTTGATATAGTTTCATCTTTTAGTTAATACCTGATTTGAATAATAAGCTATACCAAATGAATCTGCTACGTCAAAATCATTTAATGATAAATTATATTTATTATTAAAATAATCTACAGTTCTTTGTTTACGCATATTTCTTAATTGATTTTTATACCAAGAGTCTGCGTACCCTGGATTTTTTAATCTTATTGCAGACTTTTCATCTTTTGTTGGATTTTTGTTACCAATAAACGCCTGCCACGAGGATGGGCTAATTGTAATAACTTTAGCGCCAGTAGACATAAGCTCAGCAATAACAACTCCATAGACATAAGACAATTTTATCACAGCATCTGGTGATCTGACAAGGATTGCTCCTTCTACCGCAATGTAATCGCTTTTTAATTCTTTAAGCATCATATTCATTCTTAGTTTAGCATTATATATTTTTTCATAAATATCTTGACCAACTAGATCTATCTTTCCCCACTTTAAAGGTATATCATTTTCCATTAAGCAAAAAGCAATAGAGTTTGTAGAAGCATCTATACCTAAAACTCTGTGGGCTTTTGTTTTAACTAAACTAGCTAAGTTCACCGAGTATACCCCATATCGCTTTTTTGCTTTCATAAGTTATATTTTTTTCACATACAGAGCAAATATTGTTTTGATTGTATCTACTTAGTTTTGTTTTACAAGACTTACAATGTCTAACTGCTCCATTTTTTATACTCTTTTTTTCATAATACTTTTCCATAATTCTTTTATTAGTTGCAATTCTACAACACTCATCGGTACAGTATTTTTGATTGTGAGTTTTTGGATTAAATTCTTTTTTACATTCTTTATTTAAACAAATCATATTTTAGGAACCTTGTATTGATCTATTTGAACTGTTCCTATTAACCCCGCATAGCATTCTTTTTTAATTGGACAATAAGTACATGGCATTTTTGATTTAGAGGATCCTTCTGGACGCATTGGCAGATCCCCCTCTTTAAAGTTATCCCATACCTCAGACATCCATAAAAAGGTATCCTCAATAATTTGAGTATTTTTTTCATTCATTGAAACTGGTATTACTATAAGTTCTTGTGTGTTTTTATTTTCATACAGAAAGAATCCTTCTTTGGCATTCTTTAATTTCATATAAGTTAATAACTGAAGCAAATGATTTGCAGTTGGTTTCATCTCTGATTGTCGAGCATCCCACACTTCTTGTTTAGCAGTTTTAATTTCACCAATTACTGTTTCGTTATCATACTCCATAATTAAATCTATAAAGCCACGGATGGGAGGATATTCATTTACTATCTCCTCTTCTTCCGCTCTCCACTCAGGCATTGACTTAATTAAATTTTGTAGTCTTTCGTGAGCTTGAGTTCCTTGAGCCATATTGGCAACTGCAACTGCATCGTTGTCATCAATAAACATTGCACCGTTAAATGCCATATACCAATATCTAGGGCATGTGCCATGACCATATCCTAAAGAACTTGGACTAAATGATGTTTTAGTAACTTCTCCATCTGCACGTTTTGTATTTCTATATGATTCATCAAGTAATTGTGCAAAGCGTTCTGGATCAAAATGCTTTCCTGTATGCTTTTTAAATTTAAGATTTTTTACAATATCTCTGCCCACTATTAACTATACCTAACTACATACTTAAGTGCATCTACAAGTTTATCTATAGACTCTTTTGCTGAATAGTAAATGTTTTTCTTATTGTTATTTACAGTACCAGCTTTATCTTTAGCAATAGTAGAATATACTGATGCCATCATAGAAAATTTAGTTGACATGGCCTGTAACTCTATAATTAAATATGGTGCTTTGGCAGATGGCACATCTGGATTCATTAATAATTTAACTACAATTGCTAGTGCTTTATCTAATTGATCATCATTCATGTATTCATGCAGATCATTAAATTCAGTAATAGAACTAATTAGCTCTAAGGTATTTTTATCTTCCACTATTTAACCTTTTTGCTGTTTGTTTTATAAGGACCAAGATCAGCTTTTATAGTGCCATCTTTTCTAAGTCTTATAATTCTACCGTCTTTAATAATTGTTTTATTAAAAGGTATTTTATTATTGCTTCCCATTATGCTCCTCCCAGCAGTTAATTAATTCTTCTAATATAGACCACTCAATAATTCCTAATCTTACTTTTGCATCTTCTCCAATAATAATTTTTAATGCTGGGTGCATGTCCCTGCTTACCTTAAAGGTATCCGTACATATCTTAGCCCATACATCTTTATTTAAATTAAATGATCTGGATGATTCTTTATAATCTACTACAAACTGGTTCCATTTAGCATCGCCCTTTTGATAGTCACCACGCCCGCTATTTTTTTGAGCCTTAGCTCCGTCACGTTTTACTTCAGATCTTTCTGACATTATCCGTTAACCTTATATTGATTTTCGTGTCCATCTGGGCATTTCCATGAAATAATAAATGTTGATGGATCCCAAAATGCTTTTTCTGCATCTTTATCGCATTTAGAGCATGGCTTTGTTCCAGGTATTTCTTCAACACCATTCTTTTGTAAAATTTCTGGCTTATTAAAAAACTCTTTAAGATTTGGCATTTATATCCTCAATTAATTTGCTAACAACTTTTGGATTTTCTTTTAAATATGCAACTGCTTTGGCACGACCTTGAAATCTTTCTCCATTAACAGTATACCAAGCGCCACCTTTTTCTACAATACCGCACATTTCTGCAACATCCAGTGACTCTCCTATTTGATCTACACCAAGAACTTCTCCTTGATAATAAAAATCATATTGTCCAGATAAATTTGGTGGCCCAAGTTTATTATAATCAATAATCCAATTAACTGGTCGACCTACTCTTTGTTCAATAAGTTTATCTCCAACTTTTACATCAGCTTTAATAGCATTAGCCTCAGCTTCAGATGACCAAAGTTTAATTACTGTAGAAGAAAAGAATTTAACAGCCATTCCGCCAGTAGGAATATGAGAAGCATGCATTGAACCAAATTGATTTCTTTGTTGAGAAATTAAAACTAGTAATGTATTTTTATTTGCGTAGTTAAGCATTTTAACCGCATGAGTCATATCTTTTGCTTCAGCACCTATTTGTTTTGTATCTTGCAAATCTTTTAACTCATTGCCATCTTTTTCAAAATAAATTGCTGGTAGTAGCGCTGAAATAGAGTCTACAACTATAATATCAACTTCGGCTTCCATTAATTTTGTTGCAACATCTACCATATCATTTACTGTTTTTGCAGACGAATATATTAATTTAGATGAATCTACGCAAAGCTGTTCTGCCCAGGATTGATCGTATGATGCTTCTGCATCTATCCACGCACAAGTCTTTCCTTCTTTTTGTGCCATTGCAATCATTTGCAAACAAAATGAAGATTTACCTGCAGACTTATTTCCCCAAACCAATACCTGTCTACCAAAACCTAGTCCGCCCTTTAGTGCCATATTAAGACCAATACTTGGGGTAAGTTGTTTTTCTACCTTTACATCTTGTGCTGATTGAACTCTTGCTCTTGTCTTTGGATCTAATTTTGATAATATATCATCTATTAAAATTGTCATTTATCTGCTTTCTATGTCTTCTCATTATATCATTAAAATAAATTTTTGTTTCTTTATAACAAAAATCATCTGATCTTTTATTTAAAACAGGAGCAACTGGCTCATCAATTTTATTCTGTAGGAGCATCCTGATTATCAGCTGGTTGTTCAATGTTCTCCTTTAATTGAAATACAAATTCTTTTGTCTCTTCATTATATTCAACATTTAAGTTTTTTTGTTCAGCACCTGAACTAATAAATACATCAAGCGGTATGTTTACTACTTTTTGAGTATCTAAAATTGCTACTAAAATTTTTGTAGCATTCATAGCTTCAAATATTTCATTTGGCGTTTGAGTCATTTTATTTCCTTTATCATTAGGGTTCCATCGTCTAGTTTTGACAGAACAGGTTTGCTTTTCATTCCTTCACGCATTTTTGCTAAAACTTTTGCATACATTGCTGGGAAAGCAATTGCTCTGGTTAGCTCTTTATTTTTATCTGTCATTACAATATGCGCCATTGTTTTGCCAGCTTTAGTTTTATATGGACTAAAATTAATTACAAGTTTTTCATCATCTTCTAAATCATATTCTTTTCTATATAAATAATCTACAAATAAATCTGGTCCGTTTGGATCTATGTCATTTACTTTTATATATCTTGCAATTCTATTATCTCCCACAAGAATAAAATACATTTGGCCAGTTTCAATTTGTGTCTGCTCATTATGAAATAATCCAATTGATCCAGTTTCATCTACCAATTCTACTCTTGCCCAACCAGTACCACGTTTAATGCTTTTAACCATTCCAAACATTGGGAATGAGCCTAAATCATCAAAGTCTTGAATTGGTTTTGCTTGAGCTTTAATTCTTGGTGGTATCGATTCTAAATTAAATGTAGGTATTCCTAAGTATTCGTAGTAACTTTCTTTTTCCTTACCGCCTCTAAGATTGTCCTCGAAAGCAGCACCGCCAATAGCATTGAGAGCAGATACAGCCCTACTGTTAATACCACTACCTTTCGCAGAGGCTTTTTGTATGAAGTCGGAATAATTGGCATATGGCCTTCTTTCTATAATTTTGTTTGCAATGCTATCTGAAATAAATTTAATTTCAGCCAAACCAAACTGAATCGCATTTTCTTTTAATGAAAAATATACATCTGATTCATTAATGTGTGGTAGTAGTATTTTAAGATTTAATCTTTTAGCTTCAATTAAATATTCTGTTCTTTTGTCTTTATCATTTTCGTTTTTAAGAATTGAAAAAATAAATTCAAGTGGGTAGTAATGCTTAAGCCAAGCCGTATAATAACTAAGCATGGAATAAGCAACAGCGTGACTACGATTAAAAGAATAACCTGCGTGAGCTTCAAAATCATGCCATAGGGATTCCGCTTTCTTTTTAGAAATGTGCTTTGAAGCCCCATTAACAAATTGATCTTTGAACTGGTCGAACTCTTTTGCATCTTTCTTCTTTCCAATAATCTTGCGGACCTTGTCAGCCTCTGACCAAGACATTCCACCTAAGTAGACGCAAGCTTGCATAACTTGCTCTTGATATATAATAACACCATATGTATTCTCTGTAAAAGGCTTCATAATTTCATGGACATAACTAACATTTTCTACGCCATGTTTTCTATTAATATATGAAGCGCCTACTGTATTCATTGCTCCTGGCCGAACTAGAGCATTTGAGGCAGCAAGGTCTTCAAATTTATCTACACCCATTTTAATTAATAAATTTGTATAAGGGGTTGCTTCTGCCTGAAACACTCCCTTTGTATAGCCTTCACTTAATGTTTTATAAACATCTGCGTCATCAAATGGCAAGCTAGACAACACTATGTCTTTGCCATGTCTTTCTTTAATTGCTTTTATTGTATCTGAAATTACTGATAGCGTTTTTAATCCTAGGGCATCTACTTTAATTAAGCCAATATCTGCTACAGTATCCATATCATATGCAACTACTGGGATTCTTCCTGAAACTTTATCCTGTGAATCTTCACGAGATTCAATAGGTGCAAAATTTCTTAAATCATCTTTTGCAACTACTACTCCTGCAGCGTGGACTCCAACGCTTCTAATTTTTCCACGTAATCTTTCTGCAAGCCATAACACCTCTGGATACTTCATTCTAAATTCTTTAGTGTTTGGAGAATCCATAAAATCTTCAAATGTATCAATTGATTTCATTGCACGATTTACATCTTGAAGTGGAACCATAAATACACGAGCAGCATCTCTAATTACACCCTTGTCTTTAAAATAAGTGTAGGTGGAAATAGAAGCAACATGCTTAAACTTCTTCTTTAAATAATCTTTAACCTCTTTACGACGACGGTCTTCAAAGTCTGTTTATTTTCTTTAGCCCAATTAATCATGTCTGCTACTACTAGGAAATATGATGCAAAGCTTTTATCTTTAATAATTTCTAATTCTTCAATTAATCTTTGTTCATATCCGTCATTTCCAAGCCATGACGAGGTCAGGCGTAGTGTTTCTAGGCCTTTAAAGGCCATTTGGGACAACTTTTCATCGGCATCTGTCTTAGGTACTGGGAGGAGATCTAAACCCCTGTTAAAATCGTATTCTCCAATTTTTTCAGATATCTCAATAGTATTATCATATATATCCGTACGAGTAATTCCAGCCTTATTAAAGTCAGCCTCAATTTCAGACCTTGATTGAATAAATAAATTATAGTCTTGAAATGATATTCTTCTGTCTGGGTACAGGTAATTAAATCTATCCAGCATATTATTCATATTCTTGGACATTTCAAAATCTGCTTCTTTATCTGATTTAGGAGATGTAGATAGAATAAGCATTGCTTCTTCTAGTATTTTATCTTCTCCTTTAGCAAAATGAGCATCTCCAGTTGCTACTGGCTTTATATTTAATTTATCTGCTAGATCTAATAAATTGCTATTTATTTCTTTGGGGTTATGAGATTGTACTTCAATGTAAAAATCTTCGCCAAAAGTTTTCTTAAAATCTTTAAGTAGAATTTCCGCTTCCTCAAGGTTTCCTTTTTCAATGCACTTACTAATAAGCCCATTAAGGCATCCAGAAAGAACAATAATATCTTCTGCATATTCTTTTAGAACCTCCCTGTCAATTCTAGGCTTATGATAAAAACCTTCATTCCAAGCTAACTCTTGAAGTCTATTTATATTACTTAATCCATTTTGATTTTTAGCCAATAAGATAATGTGATTATATGCCTGAATACTTTTATCTGTTTTTGATGACCTATCAAATCTATCTGTTGGTGATATGTAAGCCTCTACTCCAAGAATTGGTTTAATTCCAATTTCTTTACAGGCCAATTGCATTTCTCTATGTGATGAAAGTGTACCATGATCTGTTATGGCAATAGATGTCTGTCCAGCATCTTTTGCAGCCTGTGCTAGTTCTAGTGGAGAGTTAAGGCCATCCATTAGGCTGTAGTAACTATGTACGTGTAAGTGTGTAAAACTCATTAATAACCGCCTAAACAAATATTTCGTGTATGACTTAGCCTAGTTTTTGTTATTATTTTTTTACTTGGAGCATACAATACCTCTAGGCAAGTACTGCATTTATAACTCCACTCTTTGGCAAAATAATCATATATAGCTCCAGATAGTTTAAGGTTTCTGTTTCTAACAAATTCCATAAATGGATCTGGTATCTCATAAGTTTGCATGTATTGATTCTACTAAATAAAATGAGGGATGGCAATAGCCACCCCTCAGATTATTAAATTACCACTCTACGCTGCCTGCTGAGGCGTGAGTCTCTTCATTGTTACTGTCGCCCATATAGAAAGCTTCTTGCTCTGCATATGGAACATGCCTTACGGCAGTTTTTTCAAGATCAAATAACTCTAATCCTGAAAAATCAAAAGGTGTTTCATCTTTTGCCAATGGGATAATTGTATAGCTTGTATCCGTTTTGCTGCCATTTCTTTTAATGCGCCACATTAAGTTTGTAATGCTTCCCATTTCGCCAGCATACTCAATAAGGGTAGGAGTAATTGTTTTTCCACTGGTTCCTTGAGATAATATTGCAACATATGGTTCATTTTTTCCATCATCAACTAATACATTTATATAAATACGTGTTCTAGCTTTCCAGCCAGCTTTTGGATCTTTGCGATGTTGTTCATTTGCCCAGTCACGACCTTCTGTTTCCATTGTGTCTAAGGCTTTACGTCTGTAGTCTTTTGGATTAGTGTGCTCTAAAGCAATAAATCCACATCCAAGTTTATCGTTATAGTTGGGAGAATCTGCATCCAACTCTTGGAGAAATCTAACTTTTACGCTTTCTCCGTCTTCAATCTTTAACCAACGACCTTTATTTTCTTCTCCACCTGAATATACAGGCTTGTCTAGTGCTTTATTTAGGTCTTTTAGACCCTTTACTATACTCATTTTTTCTCCTTTGGTGATGGTATATATCCATCTGTATGGTCATTATATCATTAATTCCAGGATTTGTATTCTACATCAGAAACCGAATTCTTAATACAAGATTGGATTTCTTCTTCGGTCATGTCTCCTGAATCTTTTGCATTGTGAGGATATATCTTACCATAAGAATAAGATGCCCACAAGATATCTTTATTTTTTAATTTATTAGAAATTGATAAACCTAATGCTCTTCCAGCTTCGTCTGCGTCCGTCATAATAGTAATTTTGTTAAAGTATCTATTTAATAAATTAATATTGTCTGAGGATATATGTCCGCCAAGAGTGGCGACCACGTTTGGGAAACCAGATTGATGCACACGGATTGCATCAAAACTTGATTCTACAATTATGACATGATCGCCAATTTTTTTAGCACGATGTATATTAAACAAAGTTTTATTCTTGGGAAGGTTTGTGCTATTTTTAAATTTCTTTTCTGTAATTGATCTACCCACTAAACCAACTGGAATTCCGTCTGGACTATGGACTGGGACAATTACCATGTTTTGTGCTTCAGAATATCCTAATTTAAAATAGGTCATTGATGCTTGATTGATTCCACGAGATTCAAAATAGTCTCTTGCTTGCTTATTTAATGTAAGTTCAATCGTTAAGTCATCTAATTTCTTTTGATCAAATTCTATAAAGTCAGGTTTTTCTTCAAACATTTGATTTAAAGCTTCATCAAAATCATCTAGACCTTCGGATTCTTTTGATGATATTAGCCTAATAGATTCAAAGTCATTTTTACCAGTAACCTTTTTAATTAATTGAATTATGTTTCCAGTTTCTCCGCAGGCTGGATTAAAGCATAGCCATGCACCATTTTCTTCGCTAATATAAAAACTAGGGCTATGTGTATTATTATGGAATGGACAATATATAACTAGGTTATTATTTGATTCACTAATTATCCTTAAACCAATTTCTTTTACTACTGCTTTTATATGGTTTGGTGCATATTGCGTGGAACTAACTTCCCTTGTGTTATTCCCTCTGATTCCCATGCTTTCCGCCTTCCTGTATGTATCCCATGTAGAGTCATTAAAAATCTCCATGTTTCTCCTGTAAATTCTACTGAAAATGCAGTGTCTATGTCAAGTACCCTTGAATATCCTTTGTCTCTCATTTGATGAGTTAACATATTTTCATATTGATTTCTAAGTCTAATTAGATCTGAATCGTCCTTAAACTGTACATCAATTTGAAATCTTTTAATTGGCTTGTGGTGGTACATAATCATATAGTTCTTTAATAATACCTCTATTGATATCCCAATCTAAATGGAAATCAAATTCATGTCCATGACGATTCTTTCTTGAAACCACTTCAATTAAATTAGTTCCTGGATATCTATGAATAGCCATAGCCATATCAGCATCATATTCAATTGCCTTAGACCAAGCAACCTGTGACATCATTGGGGGATTATCTTGATCAGAAATGTCATCTGCAGTTGCTGCGGTGATATCAATAACTGGAATATTATTAGTTACAGCTAACAATTTAAATTCACGAGATACGTTTCTATTTCTTTCTACTTCAGAATTACTTCTTTTATTATCATTAAACAATTGATGATAATCTAAAATAACTAAGTCTGGTTTATGCTGATCAATCTTTCCTTGAATGGTTGCTGGAGTAACGTCCCCTGCTCCTTCATTTGATACCAGAACAAAACTATTTTTACCCTCAAACTTTTTTTGACCCCATGATTTAAAATCATCTATATTAATATCACCTTTTGATAAATCGCTAGCCTTAAACAAACCTGATCCAAGCATTGTATAAATACGATCACGCATATTTTCAGGAGACATTTCTAGAGATATAATCATTGGTTTAAATCCTTGCTCCCAAGCTTTACATGCAAGGTATGAAGTAAACCATGTTTTACCTTTACCTGGCCAACCAATTGCAACAATTAAATGCCCTGGGGCCATTCCAGTTGGGTATGCTGTATCAATTGCTTGAAATCCTGTTTTAATTCCTGGACTTCCACCCATTGCTAATGATCTATCTTTAACAGACATAAAATGTCTTTCTGCTGCATCTAAGTCTGTTACATCTAAGTCTCTTACGTTATTTGTAAATCTAGATAAACTAGCAAGCTTGCTTTGCATATCGGCTAAAACTCTAGATGCTGCATCTTCTTTTAGTGCTGATCCGCTTTGAAGAATAATACCTTTTAGTCTAGAAGATAAATATTCATTTTTTAATTTATCTAAATAATATCCAGTTTCTGCTTTTACATTAGTGTCTGGTTCAAAGTCTTTAAATTTTTCTTGCAACACACCAACTTCAGGTACTGCTTTAAACTTATAATAATATAACTTTAAACCTTCCCAGATATCTCGATGAGATGTAAACAGGTCATCTACGTTATCTGCAAGTAATGTGCTGATGTCTTTGTTTTTACATACTGCTGATATTAGTGTTGATTCAGTATTCACTCATTTTCGCCTTCTACTAATTTTTTGGTTGCTTCTTGAAGAATGCGACGATTTGTTTTATCCTTCTTAATTTCTTTTTCCATTATATCAATTTTATCAAAGTTAAAAAAGAAAAATTGTAATGGGTGGCCATTTTTACCTGTAGTAAAATAGTACTCTATTAATTCTTTTGCACGACTATATCCTATGCTATCAATAACATCTTGCATGGCCCATTTTTCTCTATATTTATTTAGAGATGGCATTTTGCCATATTTATTCTGATACATATTTTGATATATGCTTAATAGAATATAGGGCTCTTTACTATTTGCCACTCTTTAACTCTTTCTCGACTTCTTGAGTTTTTTCTATTAGCTTATCTTCAACAAATTTATATACTCTTTCTGTAGCATCATTAACAGTTTCTCCGTCTCTGACAGAATCTTCTACCCCAACTCCAATTTTAATACTTTCAAAATTACCAAGATTTCTAGTAAATGATAAGTCGATTTTAACAACTGTTGTCACTTGTGCTCCGCCTTTCTATGCCTACTTAAAGTATCGCTTCCAAAAATAGCCCAGCGCAATTCTATCTCTTTGTTGCAAATATCACATACAACAAATCTGCTAGACACTACTCCGCCTTCCATACTGGTACAAATCCAGAATCGGTCTTAGTATACAATATAATGTTGTTTTTGAGAAGTGCCCGTAATTCTGCTTTTGAAGGTAAATCCTTTGTGTACCCAGCCTCTAGTATATATTCATGTAATTTAAATATATCAGATTCACTAAGCATAAATTTATACCATGAGCTTTCTGGATTACTTATAGGATAAACCTTTTGTGGTATAGAAATTTTACCTTGAAGTATATATTCTTCAATTGTAACTTTATGTCTACCAAGTATTTGTCCTGTTTGCTTAATTGTATAAGCAGTCTCCATATTCTTTTCTGCATCTGAATACGAGTACATAACTCTTTTTTTGTCTGGGTAGCACCATGCAACAACTTCATCTTTAGCTCTAGATAATCTAATTACTTTATGTAATTTATTATTTAAGAAGAAATAGAGAAATTTTTTGCGTACTCTCGATCCTTTTTTTCTAACCATTTTCCAAATCTATTCGTTTCTTTATTAATCATCCATCGTTTTCCGCATAGAATACAAAATAGTTCTACATGAAGTTTTTGAGAAAAAACTCTATCTACGAATACTCTTCCAGAACATTTACCGCACCACATTATAAAGTAAACAGCTTTCCATCAACAACGCATGTGTAGTCTGGTGATATATGTATCATATTAACGTGAGGGTATTTTCCATTCTCAATATGAGCAACAGCAAATCCTTTTTGCCAATCATGGTGTTGAGTATACTTCATACCTGGACCCTTTTCGTCACACATGTGTCCAATTTCATAGCCTCTAATTGTTTCACCTTTACCCTTGTTTCTTAATTCATATGTTACCATATGTGAAGCAATTCTATGTGAGTGTCCACGAATTAATGAGATCTGAAGGTCTTCCATATCTTTTCTAATTGCACCAGTGGCTGAAACTGACATGCCGTGGTGTACGTGGATATCTCCAAATCTACGCTTAGGCAATTCATTATAATAAATATAGTCATACCCTAAAGAATCTAAACTCCACAAGGCTTCTGGTGTTACATGCTTTGCATACTCTGGGATTTTTTTATCTAAATAATCAAAAATTCTAATATCATGATTTCCTAATGCAGAAAATAATTGTGCGTCTGGGAGCATCTTTCTTGTTCTAGCATAAAATTCACGAGCACCACTTGCCTCTAATTTCATGTCTTTAAGCATTAACTCTAAATCATTTGTTACGTTATCATCTTTATATGCTTTAATAAACTCTGTTGGCTTGCCATCTGTATATTTACTGTAGCATGCCTGATCATCTGTATCTCCAAGATAGTCTACGACATCTGGCTTAAACCATTTCATTACCTTAAACCAAAGCTCAATTGCTTTATTATCTTGATATGGAAATTGTTGATCTGAAGACAGCATCCACTTTAAATCATTAGACATCTAATATCCTTAAATTAAAAAAGTCACGGTTTCGTGACTTTATAGAACATGCTATATTTTAACATATTCTTTTGATCTGTCAAGCATTAAATATTTTTAAGTTGTGTGGCCATCCAATTAATATTTACTAACATTGTAGCTTTGGAGTTATTGCTTACGGCATATATTGTTCCACCTGTTTTATCTGCATTTAGTACTGTAGCGACTGAAACAACACCTGTTGATGCAGTTAACGCTTGTCCCATAGAGGCAACAAATCCAGTTTCTGATCCAGCAATAAAAGATGGTGTAAATGTTACTGCTACGGATACGGGAGTTGTTCCTTTTAATGTTACTGATTCTGATCCTTGATCAGAAACTGCTACTCTATTTTGACCGCTAGCATCTTTTGTAGCATTTAATAAACTTGTAGATTTTGTAAAAACGTCTGTTAAATTTGACTGTAATTGATTTAAATCATTAGGGTCAAATGGGGCACCCTCATTAAATGTTACAACTTTCCAATTTGCTGCCATTATAAATTTTCTCCTAATTCATGTGAATTTATCTCTGACTCACTGACCTCTACTACCTTAGACCTATTAAGTCCATATTTAGAGAATGAATCTGGGTCCACAATATGACGCTTTTTATTTTGCGATATTAAATACATTTTACCATCTGCAATGTTCTTGATCAAAGCGCCATCTCTAAATCCTAATTTGCCAGACTGCTTAATCAAAGATAATGCTGATTCTGTAGCATTTACTGTAGTAAAAGACCAAGACTCTTCTGCTCTCTTAGATATCAATTTATACCTTTTCCCATCTTTAATCCAGTAGGTGCCCTTGTCTGTTTTAACAGCAATGCCTGAAGGAAAATCAGTCGGAGAGGTTATTAAGATGCTCTGAGTATTCTTCTTTAGCTTTAGCATTTTCCTTTTCCATAAGCTGTGTAATCTCTGCACGTAATATTGCAATTTGAGTTTCATAATTTGATACCAGTTCACCCATTCGTTGCTGTAGAGCCGTGATAATTAATTCTGCTTTTTCCATTTTAACCTATGCTTCTAGTTTTGTTTTTTCTGAATTTAAAGCTGAAATTTTTGTAACAATTTTCTCTATCTCATCGTTTAAATTAGATAGAGCTGCTAAGTTAGGACTTGTAATAGAGCTTTCTTCAACAATAGATAATTCAATATTGTATTTGCTATTTTCTAAATTTTTAATATGCTGTCCAATAATAGCTATTTTTTCTTCTTTAGTAAGTTGCATTTTTTACCTCCTTTATTATTATAACATAATTAGACTTTTTTAACCAGCCTAATTTAAACATATTTATTTCTAATAGAATACGCAATTCCTACCCTTGGAGCAGAAACTGTTGTTACTTCATGCGGAGTTCCTGTTGGCAAGTAAACCATGTCTCCTGAATTTAATATCTTTTTAATTAAAGACCCGTCTCCCTTTTTAATTTTCCATTCTGCAGATCCTAAACAATTTAAATGTATTTGTTGACAAGAGTCTTGATGCTCTTTTAATCCGCTGGTGGGTCCAAGTGTATCTGACATAATAACTGCTGGTTCGTCCCAAACAAGGTCCCCCCATATTTTATAAAGACCATTTCTTAAAATATTAAATCCGTCAAATTTTTTCATTAAAGGAGACCCTGTAGTTTCAAAAGCTATTGACAAATTATTATTTTCCCATCTAGTAGGTCTTCCATAATTTGCCTCTTTGCGATAATTTAAAAAATCTTCCCATGATTCTTTAAAATCAATTTTAGATTCTATAAAGCCAATTTTATTATTTTCTTTTAACTCAATAAGATTTTTTATCCAGTCCATTAATCAAGCCAGCTAACTACGGCATACCTTGTGCCGTTATATACTTTATTTACTGAATGATTGTATACATAAGTTGATGGAAATATCAACATAGAATTTTTTTCTGGCTTATAAGATAAATTAAATCTTGGGAAATTGATTTCTCCTCCTTTATAGTTATCGTTTATATACCATGCGGTTGAAATTGTTCTTGGATATGTTAAATCATCATCTAAATGATTTGAAAAAAAATGTCCTTCTCCATATTTTAATAATTGATAAGAGTCATGTGTTTTTGTTTTAACTCCGTACATTGATTTATAGTCTTCTTCAACTGGGTGCATAAATTCATAAAGTTTTTTTCCTAAATTATAATCAAATATTTCTTTAACATTTTCTGGCTCTATCTTTTTTAATTTTGGGTAAGAACAATGAAATACATGTAAATTCCTTACGCTATAATCTATAACATCTTTTCCATCTTTTAAAATATGTGGCTCAATCCAATTTAATCCTGTTTCATTTAACGATAAAGACTCTTCTATATCTTCTATAAAATTTAAATATGAGTTTTTTATGTTTCTATATATTACAATACCAGGAGCAATTTCTTCTTTTTCAAACATTACCATTTACCTATTGGGCATTTTGATTCTTCTAGTTTAGTTTTTAATTTCATAAGGCATCCACATTGTTTGCATTGTGTTGTTAATTTTATTAATTCTGGGCATGAGTAACATATTTGCATTCTATTATTTTTAATATCGTCTGTGGCAATTTTAACGTGTGGATTTAAAAGGTCTAATGGAGTTGTGCCATTTTTTTCTTTATATTGTTGCCATTTACTTTTTTCTGTCATTCATATTCTCCTGGAATTATGAACTGCCCATCTACGTACAGCCAGCCAGCCTCTGCCAACTCGGCATGTCTTTGGACTGCTTTGTCAACATATATAAATTGAGGGTTAGACAAAAAAGCTGCCTGAGTCATTTCATTACACAAAATTTGATCTGCTGTTCCGTTATATGTAAATGATAAACAAAATAAGCCATTTATCATACCACACTCAGAAAAACCTGTTCCATTAATAATTTTTTCTGCAATTTCTTCTTTTACCCCGATAAAAAAAGCTATTTCTCCATCAAGGATTATAGCAATTTGTTTTGCCAATTCACCTAGTTCTATTTTAACTTGTTTTACTCCTGGAATAAACCAGTCTTCTTGTTGTAAATTAATCATATATAAATTATACCTTTTCTAATAAATTTTGTAAATAGTATATTTATCATGAATATTGAGCACAACATATTGCCCTGGATCCGTCTGAGTTATTATACGCATCACATGCTCCTGGTGAAAAACATGTATAATAATTATTACTTGCAGGGTTTGTTACATCGTAACTCTTACATGTATATCTATATTCTATACATACCGATGGAGTAACGGCTGGAGTAACGGCTGGAGTAACCGCTGGAGTAACGGCTGGAGTAACGGCTGGAGTAACGGCTGGAGTAACTGCTGGAGTGACTGATGCAGAAATTGGTGGTGTATATGATATTGAACTTGAAGCAGAACCTCCTGTTTGATTTGCTCCATTATATACTGTTAATGAAATAGAAACTTCAGCTCCCGAATAAACCTGAAACGATGATCCCGAATCAGATACAGAAGAACTAGTTTCAGTAGTTCCATAGTCTAAATAATTAGCAACAAATGGTTGCAATACATTTAAGAAATATGACGCTTGACTTGTAGAAGACCAACTTACTGATACTGTTACTAATTGTGTAGATGATGTCGTAGGTGCTGATGCAGTTAGTGACGTAATTGTAGGAGGTGAAACTGGTGATACCGCTGGAGTGACCGCTGGGGTAACCGCTGGGGTAACGGCTGGAGTAACTGTACCTCCTTCTGGTACACAGATTGTAGAGCTAAAGTTAACTGCTACTCCGCCTACCGTTGCAGATATATAAGCATAATGAGTAAATGAAGTATTTACTCCAGTCCATTCATAACCCTGATCAAGTAACGGAACTGTATTGGAGCTAAATGCGCTTCCATCACACCGATACAATCTAATTGTTGCATTTGTTGAATTAGTTAATACTGCTGTGCTTCCAGTACTAGAGCTCCAGGATCCTCTTGTGCCGTCCGAAGATACCGCTCTAACCCAATAATAACGTGTTATAGGGTTGTTAGTTAAAAGACCGTTAGTGTCTGTTAGGCTTGTAGTATTTGATGTGTAAGAAGCAATTCCTGTGTTTGAGTCTGTAGTATTATATGATATTTCATAAAATGAAGCATCTGATGCAGCCGACCAGGTTAGATAATAATTAGCATCTGCGCCCCAAGTCCATCTTTGTATTTTATAACTTGTGGAAATTGCTTCAAGGCTAGTACTTATTCTTTGATTTGAATAGTCTTTTGTATGACTTAAATTTTGTGGAGTTCCTGGTGTTATTGTTGCCGTTAGAGTTTGTGCAGTTGTGGATTCAAAACCAGAAAATCCAAAATAGTTATCAGCACCAACCCATAAATAATAAAGTGTATTTTGAAGTAATCCAGTAACTTCTGTGCTAGTTGAACTGTATCCTCCTGAAGGGTAATTGCCTCCATCTGGAGGAGCGTTGCTTGTAGTAATTGCCCAAATGTATCCTGTTGGTACCCCGCCAATTGGGTTAGCCTGCCAACTAAATGTTAAACTATTTGTTGTAATATTACTTACAGATAAGTTAATTGGTTTTCCTGGTTTATTAGAAGTTAATGTAGTTCCACTTATTTGATTTGAAAAGTTACCATAATATCCATTTGCAGATGTTCCTGTCCACTGAAGTATTCTAAAATCATATTGTATTGTATTACTTGAGATCCAGAATGTTGTGATGGGGTCCATGTAAAACTTATTGAATAGTTATCCGTGACTGCATTATACTCACTTTGACTATATGTTAAGTTAGTAATATCTCTTGGCATTTCAAATGTTATTGGGTCAGAATCTGAGGTTGTTGAATTATTGTTTGATGATGTTGCTGTAACTGAAAATCTAAATTGATTTTGTTTATTTGGGTACATATTAGACTGAGGTACGTCGTACGTTTTAGTATTTACTGATCCAACAGATGGATTTGTAATGTTACCTGAATCCATTTCAGGAACAACCCATGTTGTAAAATCTAAATTATATTTTTGAAATAAATAAATTCCACTATTAAAATTTGTCCAATTATAGTTTCTACCAGTTAATCTTATAGTGCCATTTGCATTAGTTGTTTTGATAATTTCAACCTGTTCAGAAATTACTGGAACTAGCCCAGCTGACCAAAATGATTTCCATGATCCAGATACATTTATAAATCCATTTATAATTTTTTTCCATGAACCATTTAAATTGATATATCCATCAATTATTGTTTTCCATGAACCACCCTTATTAATAAATTGAGGCATTATGGATTGTATACTAACATGATAAGGCCTTCTTGATTAGCAGGCCAGGATTGATTAATTGTTGATGCTCCTCCAAAAACTGAATTTGATATAGCTGCAATTGGTCTTAGCGATTGTGCATTTATTACACTGTCCGCAACATTGGTTTTACCTGTAGTTAATTCTGTGTAACCGTCACTTCCACTTATAGTAAGACCATCAAATTGATCACTTAATTGAATGTTAAGGTATCCACCTGTGCCATATTTCCAAAGTCCAATTTTTGGAGAAGATCCATTGATAAATGTGGATGACGGTGCCCCTCCAGTTGAAATAAGAAGCCCGTTGTGTGAGTCTAGTGGTGATATATGTGCTATTGCTTGTGAGTCAGAGTCATAAAAAGAAATAGCATTTGTTGAAGAATCTAACACTGTTCTTCTTCCGCTGGCAGAAGATGAAGATGTTACCGTAGATCCGAATATACTAGATCCAACAATATCTCCTGATAGGGTTAAAGCCCCATTAGATGTTGTTAAAGTAAATTTACCACTAGGAGATCCCGATCCGTTATAGTGTGCAATTTGAGAAGGAGTAAATCTTATATGACTTGAATCTGGACTTCCTAAATACATAGCGGAGTCATTACTATTTATCTGAAATGTGCCAGTAGTATTCTGTAAATAGCTTCCTGATATTTGCCATCCACCAATTGTTCCAGATTGTGCTTTCAATGTACCGTTTCTAGATACACTAAATGGGGCTAATCCAAATGTTTCATTTCCTAAATATATTCCGCTTGAATCTGATTTAAATATTGAAGTCCCTGATCCTGCTGAAAGATCTCCAGTAAATATTCCTCCTCCATTAACTGTTAAGCTTGGGGTTGGGCTTGAAATAAATTTTAATAACTCTTGTCCGCCAGTTCCATATATTACAAATGGTGTTGTAGATCCTGATAATTCTACTCTTGCTCCGCCACTAATTCCAGCAAGTATTTGTGCATCTGCTGAAAGGAATCCTGTTTTAATTTCGCTTGCTGCTACCTTATCAACTGTAATATTTGTTGGGCTAGAAGAAACTGCTGTTGATGTTTCAACTGGTGGTACTGCAGCATTTACAGTTTTAATCTTAACGTAATATGGCACACCATATTCTAATTTTGTCCCAAGCGATTTATCAATTACAGTTCCAACTCCAATTGATACTTGATTAGTTCCGTTTGCAAAGTTTAATGAATGAACCCAATTATTATCACTTGTAACAAACTCAGCCGAGGTTCCTACATAAACCTTAGCGCTTGCAAAAGCCCCTTCAGAAAAATTGCTGGCAACGCCATCGACTAATTTTTTACCATTCCAAGAAACAATAATTGATGCTAGCCCTGCAGTTAATGTTGGAACATCTGGGTTTTCTGGACTAATTATTGTCTGTCCAGCATCAGCCACAGTTACTGTTCTTGAAGTGCTTACAGGAGACGTACTTCCATAATTAGTTACTGCATACAAGGCAACTATGTATTGTCCTGCTGGTGCGGCAATTGTTTGTGTTCCTGAAGTTTTAAAGCTACCAGCTGGTTTTAATCCATTAAATGGAGAACCATCTATATATATATCAACTCTATCTATGTTTGTTATTGGTTTCCCAGAACTATCATTTCCATTCCAAGTAACTTTAATAAACCCTTTATCTCCAACAACATCAGAAACTCCAAGATTTGGTCTGCCTGGCACAATTTCTCCAGTTGTTGTTATTATTTTAGTAGCACCCCATAGCCCATATGTGCCATCTTTATATTTCCATCTAAATTGAATTGGATATGTTGTATTTAAATTTAGATCTGCGACTGTTACTATAAAATAGTTGCCGTCTTCAACAGCAACCGATGTGTCTTTTAGCAGATCTTGATATGCTGACATTTTAGTTCCAGTCTAGGTCTAATTTATATTCTATATCCAAAGACCTACCAGCAATTTTTTTAATGCCATAAAAAGATCCAGCACCAGATACTGTTCCAGTATTATTTTTTGAAAGTGTTACTGTATTATTTGAAATATCAGTTATTAGAGAACCAGACGCTATTCCAGTTCCAACAACTGGTTGACCTACAAACAGATTATTTATTGATCCAACTGTTATTGTATTTTGTCCCGATGTTCCAGATATTGATGTTGTATTGTTTACAACAGATCTACTGATTAATCCAAAAAATGGATCAAATGTATCTTCATCATTAATTCTTAATCCATCAAAGCCAACATATGTAGTATTGCTTCCAGATGGTGTAATTGTTATTCCAATTTTATTAATTAATTTTTTGTCTGGGGAAACAGCACTTGTTCCAGCATATACTAATGACATTAATATATCATTTGTAATTGCATGTCCTAACTCTTGAGATGGCATTATTTCATATTCAAAATATTGAGTATCTGAGCTATACAATTTAATTTTAATAGATTCCAGTTCTTGATCTAATTTATTATATGCTAATCTTAAAGTGTCGTTTACGCTGTATCCAGATAAATCAATTGGTGTAATGTTATAAAAATATTCATTAGCATCTGGCCCGTCTGACTGCATTACTACTAAATTGTTACCAATTCTTGGATTGTTAGTAGAATAGTCTGCTTTAAATAAATCTTCATCTGTCCAGTCTAAGTAGCTAGAAAAATCTGTTAAAAATTTACTATCATAATTATTAATTGAAGTTCTGTCCGATGGGTAGAGTCCTATCTCATTAATATGTCCCTCTACATCTTGCGGTATTGATGTTTTAAAAATTGCAGAATATGTTGATGTACCGTCAACTGTCTGTATGTCAGATGATCCAAAAAATACTGGTACTCTATAAAACTCAAAACCTAATCTTGTGTCATTTTCTGCGGCAGTAGTGTAGTCTATTCCTATTGCTATGTCTTTTTTTAAATTAGATACGTTTCCAGCTATTGTATTTGTTAAAAATCTTTTTCCAAATTTTGTAATAACATTTGAAGAACGGGCAATTTCTTTTCCGTCTTGATAATATATATATGTTCCTTTAATCATTTTTCTCCTAAATTGGTGTAGAGTATGAAGATGAATACTCTATTCCATTTGTTCCTGTTACTACAGTTTTTACTCTAAGCCATCTAAATGAAGATGTTGCTGCTGTATCTCCATCCCTTGAACTTACTCTATAAGTTTTCATTACTCCGCTACTACCAATACCATTTGAAGCAGATGTGGAATAAACTTCTGACCCGCTGTTTAATGCCGTGGCGGTAGACGAACTTGATGAGCTTATTATCCAATCATATCTTACACTTGAATATGACCCAAGTCCAGAAACGTTATTCCATCCCCAAAAAATTTCTGTGCTGTCTCTCTTAAAATAAACAGCAGGAACTCCAGGAGTTGGAGTAATAAATTGTACGGATGTAGATGTTTTGCTTGCAACCTGAACAATTGTGGTGGGATTAAATATTCTAGCGTCTACTCCGTCTACATTAATTTTATTTTGACTTGAATTTCTAATTTTTAATATAGCCCTTACTTTTTGTACCTTTGTTGCAATGTCATAGTATGGCTCATAAGTTATACTTTCTATATCCGATAACTCTGGAATATCTAATAGATCTTCTAGACTTGGCAGATTAGTATTAACTTCCCCATCTTCATTTACATATAATCCGCTACCAGATCCCGCCGAATATAGACTGGCAGATAAATATTTAGAATAATCTATTGAGCCACCTTTTAATATTAAATATGTTCCTGGGAAAGAAACTATGGTTTCTGGACTTCCCTCAGTTAAAACAAAAACTTGTCCTCTATTAAGGTCGCTTAAACTTAATCTTTTATTTGGATTATTCATATATTTTTATTATACCATTTTAAAACTATAAAGTTCTACAGGTAATTGATGTCTCCAATCCTTCAGAAAATGATTGTTTTACTTCAGTTACAATAAAGTTTTCTGTCCCTGCAAGACCTTGATATGTATGCTTTATTGAAATAATATCTCCTACAGAAATAAGAGGATTTCCAAAAATTGTCATATTTACAATTTTACCTTTATTTACTATATTAGATTTAATCCAAGTAGCAAGAGATTTGACATCCGACTCATTCTGTAGCCAACTAGAAATAAATATTGCTGGCTCTTTATTTACGTAGTCATTTAATTCATCAGTAGAATACTCTAGGTCTCCTGAATTTCCTAAGCTATTTCCTAATAATAAAAATGATGCTTCTGCTCCATTTGATAATGGAATTGTTTGAGATGTATTATTCATGACAAAAACTTGTGATCCAAAATTAGAAATTTTTTCCCCAAGTATTTTTGCAAAAGGATTTATACCAGTGCTCCACATTACTGGGTATGCTGGCCTTTTATTAAACGTTACATCTTTTTTAATAATTTCTCTTACTACTGTTCCAAATTCATCTATTGCTATTTCTTTTTTATTATTCATAGATATTTCATCTGCTTGATAATTTGCCATATAGATTAAATCTCCATATGATGCATTTATTAAATCATTATTAAATTGACCTTGATACATATTTAACTCTGAAAGTCTGTCGTTGTATTGATTTTCTGTTATTGAATATCCATATCCATAATCAAAAGCTACTTCTCCTCTAGTACACGCTAAACCTATTTTTTTGGTGGGAGGCAAAATTGTTGATTTAATTTGAACTTTATTATTAATTTTATAAGTAGTATCTACTGCTGTTATTCCGTAACCATTTATAAAGGCATTAATAATAACTGTTTGATTATCTATTTTAACCTTAACATCAATATTGTATGTTCTTCCTCCAAATATTCCTTCTATATTAGACTCAGTTCTTGTTCCAACTTCTTTAAGTGGTATCTTATTGCTGCCTACCCATTTTTCAATTCTTACTGATTTTTTATCTAATATTGCTGATGCTGAGGCAGTTGATTCCATTACAATATAGTACCCACTTGTTCCTGTCTCATTTAAAAAGAATCCTATACCGCCAGCATGCAATGTATTTTCTAAAGTATCTTTCATTATTAAACTTGTTCCAAAAGAAAAGTATCCAGTGTTATATGAATTTCCATTTGTTTGCGATACAGTTTTAGTAGTTGGTATTGTTATAGAATCAAAATTTCTATAAAAAACTGCAGACTGTTTATTCTTATATTGTGCAGCAGTTACTGCTAACTGCAGATATGATTTACTAACTTTAAAATCTTGTCTTGTTGAAGAAACTGTTTGCCCACCATAACTAGATATAGTGCTAAACTTTTTTGTCCAACGAGGTCTCATTGGGGCAAATACTCCATTTAAAGTTGGTATTACAACAGCCTCATACGAAGTTCCACTTTTTAAACCACTTACTGTAATTGATGTAGTTAGTGTTGGTGGATTTGGACTAACATTAAAATCTTGAATGATAACTTGCCCGCTATCTAATATTTCATTTATTACAACATTATAATTAGTAGGAGCATCATATCCATCATATGTGTCTACAACTATTATTGCTCCATTTTCACTAGGATTTACAACTAAATCTTTAATGATTGTAAATGTACTCATCCTATTAAAACTCCCGTCCAAGCATACTGTGAGGACGGTGCACCGCTATAATTATGAGCAGCAGCGGTAGTTCCTAAAGCACCTCTTGTTTTAATTCTGTATCTACCATTTGGCTTTATATTTATTTGAAGAGTTGTACCAGTTGGCGGTTTAGACAAGGCAGTATATTTGCTCAAATCTGCAGAAGACTCTATCCATATATTTATTGGATTAGTACCATTATTCAAAACAGTTCCGTTAATTGCATCTGTAACAGTATTGTTTGTTGTTTCTGCTGGTATGTATTGATACCCCATTGCATCGTATTCAATAATTTCTGAATCCACCAAAAAATACCCTTCAAAATTAAATCCAGATATTAATTTGTTATATACACTAGGTCCAGATAAATCAATTGCAATATTATTATTTCCAGAAACTCCTAATGATTCTGTAAGTCCGCCAGCCACTATAAATGATTGAGAAGACTGCCACAATGGATCTGAGGACTGTAGGTATTCGCTGGTTGTTGGTGTACTCCACCTTACTTTTACTTGATTGGCAGACGGCATTTCTTTTTTAGAAAATTCAATAATATTTGGTAAAGCGCTTCCCTCTACTTCTTGATAAAAGTTCCAATCTTTTGTTGTTCGTGAATACATATAATTTCTACTATAAAATTGAAGTATATCATTTTCATCAATAATTGCATTCATTTGAATATCTCTACATAATTCTTGTAGGTATTCCCAAACAGTTTTAGAACCATCTGTCCAAAAATAATTAATTAATGGAACAGAAGAATCCGAGTTAGATGATAAATTAAATTTATAATTAGTGTATCCTACTGAATCTAGCAATCTTCTAATAATTGCAGTTACTGGATATGCTTCACATAGTATATCTGGGCACACCACTTCCATTAAATATTTTGCTGAATCGAGGGCGCTGAGTGATACTTCTCCGTAACTAGAAATGTTCCATTCATTTATATAAAAATATCCCTGATTAACTTTATCATATTTACTTGATCCTTCTGATATTAAACCATCCTGATGATATATTTTAAAAAATGGAATTACTTTTGCATTTTTTGTCATATAGGTTAATGAAGAGTTTAAAGCAATATTTCTATTGTATGAAACATATTGAAGTGTGCTTTGGTTATATTTAACTAAATTTAAATTAATACTATTTGCTGTTATTTTACCTATTGGCAACAACTCTTCTGAGCTAGATGACGATTCTTTACTTATATCAAATGAAACTACGTCTGAGGAAATATCTTTTATCCATCTTGCAGAAATTTCAGTTACACCAATTATTCTATTTGTACCAGCACTTGGAGTAGTAACCGTTATTGATTTAATTGATATTGGATCTGAAAATGATTGTGGTTCTGAGGGTGCTGACGTAGACCATGATGTTCCATTGTAATATAATTCAATAAGTCCACTTAATGGTGTTGCTAAGGCATTTGCAATAGTTTCTTCTGTATTATTTGATTTTGTAATTTTAACTGTATAGGTTCCTGGAAGACTGTGTGTGCTTTCAAATTTTAAAACTATTTTATTAGTTAATGCATATTGAGTTAAATTTGTTAAATAGTTAACAGTAATATTTACTCCAGTGTCTTTAGGTGTTACCCAGTATTTATAATATGTGTTTGCCCCTGGATAATATATTCTTGGTTGTGTCTCTGGATATAAAACTGATCTATAGTTAGAAAAAGTATTTTTTTGTGTTTCGGTTGGTCCACCATTTGCAACTGGTTTTTCTAAAATAAAATATTTAATTCCAGAGGCTAATGGTCTAAATGGCTTAATAATTGAATCTACTGGAAATAGTTTTTTATATGGATTTGGTCTGCCATTTGGCCAAGTTGGCTGCCCAATTATATCTACAATTTGTGATGTATACGATGTATCCGTTATATTAGTAGATGCCGATACTCCGTCTAGCATTGTGTTCATGTTGTACTCAATATAACAACCAGAGTTAATTTTAATATTTGTATTGTTATATAATAAAGTTTTTAAATTTGCAGGTGCTGATATCATTTATACCTCTACCAGGGTTAACGATACACTCCAAAATGGCTGAAGTCCTCTTTTTAATACAGAGAAATTGCAATCTCCAAAGACAACCGTATACTCTTCATATCCAGAAGATTCTTGACTTGAACCATTTTTTGCTAAATTAACTCTTATATTAAAAGAAGATTGTCCTTCTGCACTATTATAAAATGATCTTAAGTCTTCTGCTCCCCATGCTCCATCTACAGTTAATGTTCTATATGAGGGAAGCATGTCCCAAGATAAAGAAAATGTTTTTTTATCTGCAATAAAATATTTTCTTAATGATCCGTTAGACATTCTAGTGCTTTTTTCAATTCTTTCATTGCTAATATCAAATGCAGATCTGTTATGTTCTGTAACTTTATTATATTTAAATGTGCCATTTCCACCATTAAGGGATAAGTCATATGCTCTTATTTGTAATATAGATCCTCTTGGCATTGATACTGTACTCATGAGTATACTCTATTTAACCCCTCTTTTGACTGCATTCTTCTCATTCTTTCCTCTATAGTTCTTGCAACATCGTCTGCTGTTAATTCTGTTCCATTAAGTGTAACATTTATATTATACAAAGCATTTGATGTAGAAGCATGTCCAGCGTTAGACATATTTACTCGTCCGCCCATACTCATTTTAGGAATACTATATTTTGTTGCAATTCCGCCTGCTGACATTTTATTAATTCCGTCTAAGAAAGATGTTCCGACTGCTTGTACGGAAGCTGCTCTTATTACATATTCACCGTTTGAAAGCATTGCTGGAATTGAATCGGAAGTTCCAGTTCCTGGTCCTACCACCACACCTGCTTGAGCATATTTTTTAATAAAGCCACCCATTGCAAGTTTTGTGCCATATTGTTTTGCAATTTCTTTAAATTCTTTTGGACTTAAATCTTCGTATACTGCATTTCCTGCAGGATCCATAATATATCTAGATGCACCAGGTGGAGTATAAAGTCTTCCTGGCTTTTTGTTAACAGCATCAGCATACCCTCCCCAGCCAGAATTAGGAGTATTATCTGCTGGTCCTGGTCTTCCGCTTCTTGATCCTGCTCCTCCTCCTGTTGAAACTGGAGCGGGGTCTGTATCATTAACTAACTTATTTCTAATTTCTTGTAAGTAAGTATTAGATTTATCAATTGCTGCTTTAACAAGAGTGTCTGTACCTTTATTTAAAGCATTCTTTAACTCTAGTCCAACTCCAGATGTTAAATCAAGATTAACTTTTCTTGTTTCCCTATCTTCTCTTACAAAATTGCTTGCTGATTTTGAAAGTCCAAGATCTTTAATATATTTGTCTCCGCCTTCTGTTTGTTCTAATTTTCTAACTAAATCATTAAGTTGACTTGCGGCGGTTGCTTCATCTATATTGCCCAAAGAATATTGTTTATATACTGATTGAATTGCTTCATATGTTGGTCTTGATGGGGACTGTGCTGGCTTAGCTGTGCTGGCAGCATTACTTACAGCAGTTGATTTTTTATTAAGAACGTCTATTTGTGCCTGAAGAGCATCTATTTTTGCTTGTGCTGCTGAATCTATTGCATCCTCTGCGGTTTTTAATTGTTGTTGGCCAACAAGTCTTTGAATATTAATTTGCGCTTGTGCTGCAGATGACATGTCTCCAGCAGCCAAAGCCATTTGATAACTTAATTGTTCTTGCTGTATCTGTAATCTTACATCTTCAATTTGTTGTTGATCTCTTAGTGCTTTCTTTCTTGCATCAGCTTCTTTTTTAATTTGATCTATTTGTTTATTTTTTAAATCAATTTGTTTTTCAAGATTTTGGATAGCAGTTTTACTTGCAGTAACCTGTTTCTTTTCAAATGCATCAATATCTTTTGCCCATTGACCAGTCATTTTATTGCTTTGAGCTTCTTTGCTAGATACGTCTAACAATTTCTTATAATATGAGTCAATTCCTTCTGCCGCTATTGCATATTGCATTAACTGTGCTTCTGATCCGTCTAATTCTTTATTTACTCCAGCTACAGCTAATCTCCATTTTGCTAAAGCCTTTCCAACCGTATCTGTTCTATCTAATATTCCAGCTAGTATAGGATCAGTTTTTGATAATTCTACTATTTGATCTTGAGTTATTTGAACATTTGCCTGACCAGATTTAGCAATAAGATCAAACTGTTCTTTTAATGCTGCGCCCTTATCATTTGATTTTGCTATATAGTCTGACATTGAACTAAATACTTGAAGAATTCCAGCTGCTTTATCTTTGCTAGTCATAAATCCTTCTAGGGCTTTTAACATAGAAGATATTGCAGTTTTTGCGTCTACTATTCCTTTAACTCCTTCAGATCCTAAAACAGATTGTATAAATCCAGTCTTTCCTGTTTCAGCCATTAAAGCTGCTATTTTTGTATTTGCTTGTGCGGCAGAATCTCCTGCTGCCACAAATTGTGATTTTAATCCTTCTGCAACTTTACTCAACTTATCATTTGGAGTTTGATTAAATAACTTTATTAATTCTGGGTGAGTTGATTTAATTTTTTCTCTTAAATCTGCAAATTCTTTTATAGTTATAGTTAGTCCAGATATTCCAGCAGAATTCATTTGAGCATGCAATAATTCTGATGCAGCCCTTGTATTTTCAATATTTTCTTTAACTTGTTTCAATTCTGAATCAAAATCTTTAATAGGTTTTACTCCGCCAGAAAATGCAAGTCTATTAATTCTTCTTGTTTCTTCTATTTTAGCATTTAGCTTAAGCAATACTGCAGTTGCGCCAACAATTGCTGCTCCAAATGCTACGTATGGATTTGCCAAAATAGGGCCAAGTCTTCCAGCAATACTAGCTGTTCCAGTAGATGTTTTTCCTAAAACTCCCATTTTAGATATAACTTTATCTAAAAGGGCTGGCACGAGCATCATGCCAGCAAAACCCCCAAGTTGTCCACCAAATTTACTTCCTAAAGAATATCCTCCCATAGAGCCAGCCATGCCAATTAAATTTCCAGTTAGCATTCCTCTTTGTTTTGGCATTTGCTCGTCTGGTTGCATTTGTGTTGGAGACTGAAGTCCCATTTGTTGAATCAATGGTGGTTGATTTAATCCAGAAGTATTTAATCCTGGAATTCCATAATTATTTTTTCCACGTCTTACTCTTCCTCCTACTACTCCGCCCATGTTAAGTTTTTGTAATGCCATTTTTCTTAATGGGTCTGGCGTTTTAGTATGTGCAAATAAATAACCTTGTTTTAAATCTCCCTCTAGGGTTCCAAAATTTATTACTTTACCATCTTTATCTCTAATTTTTATTGTTTGAGGGCTAGTAGACGCTCCAGATTTTCCACGTTTTGCTGTATTTGATCCTGTGTGCACTGCAACTGTACTTGAGTATTGTTTCCATAAATTCTTTGCATTTGAGTTACCAACTAATTCTTTAGAAAGTATTGAATTTACAACTTTCCAATATTCGTTATTTGTATCCCATACTTTATTTTTACTTAAATAATCAAAATATTTTGCTTCTATTGCATCTCTAATATTTTTAGCTTGTTTTGGATCTACTATTCCATTTTTTGCAAGTGTATCTAAAAAGTTATCTGCAGATCCTAGATTAACTCCCTTTGGCCTTGCTTTAATTGCAGCTTTAAATAAATCTCCTGGAATCTTATAATTTGTTCCTAAGCTATTAATAGTTGTTCTACTTATGACTCCATTTTTATTTACAAGATGTGAATATTTTTTAAGTATTTTTGGATCTGATATGTCTCCAATAAAAACTCCAGCAGTTCCTTTAGCTTGATAATATCTTTGAGATCCAGAAAATCCAGGAACTAATTTTTTCATTTGATTTGCACTTAATAGTTTAAGTAAGCTTGTTGTAGGTATTCCATAATTATTTTGTGATTTAACAACTTTTCCGCCAGCGGCAAATTGATTATTATATGCTTCAAGCATATCCAATTCGTCTGATGTAGGATTTTCAATTAAAATTTCTCCAGGGGTAACCATTGCTGGTACCATTCCGCCTTTATTAAATCCTAATAAATTATCAGAAGCTTTTCTATTTAATACAAAAGATCCTTCTGGTAAGTATTCAAACTGTGTATCTGTTGTGTCTGACCTAGGTCCATCAAATACTCTTCCTCCAGTAGCAAAATTCTTTGGTTTTGTTGTTTCTATAGAATATCCAGCTCCAGAAGTTCTTACTCCCAAACCTCTTGCAATTTTATCAATTATCTTTGCAACTGGTCTTTCGGGTCTAAATATTTCTCTAATGTTTGCTTTACCTTTAGCATTTACTATTGGTTGATTAAGCAAAGGAACTTGTGTAACAGCGGCATTTCTGCTAAGGGATGCTGCTACCTGTTGTGTAGTTTGAACCATCATTGTTTCTATTTGTGTATTTAAAGCAATAATTTTAGCTCTTGCAGCATCTAAAGTTATTTTATTTGCTTGAAGTTCTGCAACAATTTTTGCAGATTGTGCCGCAGCATTAGATGTTATCTTAGTCATGTGAGGCAATAATTGTGAAAATGTAGCACTTATTTCTGTACTAAAAGTTCCTGTTCTGGCAATTTCTTTTTGTAGATCTGCAACTTCTCTCTTTGATAACATAGAAAGTGTTCCCATAAGGGCATGCCATTTTGCCGCTTCGCCAGCAACTATTCCAGTTGAAATTCCCCTAGATGTTGTTAGGCCTTCAATTCTTGGAAGATCCTTATTCATAAATATTTGAGGAACTGCACCAATGCCTCCGTTTACTGGAATAGCTTGTGGAGTAATTCCATGTATAGTTGTAGCATTTCTTTGATTAATAGACATTAGAGATCTTGGATTATGATGTGCCCCAGCTCTTGTTCCCATATCTCCAACTAAGGGATGTTTTGGATCAACAATTCTTGGTCCACCTGCAGCAATTATCTGTGTTCCACCTACTGTAGAAACTCCAGGGTTTGTTACAATTCTTGCACTATTTGCATCTGCTGCTAGTTTTTGATAAGAGGCGGATAATCTATCTACTGCTGTTTTTAATATTTCTGCCGCTTTTGCATCGCTATAAAATGTTTGTTCTACTAAAGATCCAGCTTTATTGGCTGCAAGAATTTCTGGAGTTAATAATCTCCATCCTTCTCCACCTTTAAACATAGATCTAAAATGTGAAGCTCCTTTAATTACATATCCAAAGAAGTTTGCAAGAACACCAGTTAACATAATTAATGGTCCTGCAACTGCTGTTAGTCCTCCAAAAAATGCTAAGATTGTTTTAATTGGTCCAGGAAGTTTATCAATAAATTTTAATATTCCACTAACAATATTAATTAAATGAGTATTGATTGTTAAGAATTGTTCTCCTACTTCTGCAAGATCGGCTTTTAATCCTTCTAAAGCTCTACGATATTTACCAGAAGCAGACTCTGTTACCATACTTAACTCTCGACCTGCAATATTTGCTAGGTCTTCTGAGCTTGCTTTCATTAAATCCATTACCTGCAAAGTCTGGCTTCCTTGTTTTCCAAGGTTTTCAAATAAAGCATTCATACGAGCAAATTGGAATTTACCAAATAACTGTTCTAATGCTTGTTGTTTTTGTAATGGGTTTAAAGAGTCTAATGCTGCTTGCAGTGCTAGTAAAGTTTCAGTTGTATTGCCAGCATTTTTTTGTACAATATCTGTTAAGGATATTCCAAATCCCGCAAACATTTCTTTTGCAACCTTTGTTGGATTAATTAAAGATGCAAGTCCTGACTTTAATGCGTTAGCTCCTTCTGATGCATTAATTCCACCTTCTCTCATTGCAGTGAGATAAAGGGCTAAATCTTCTACGCTTCCTCCAAGACCTTTAATAATTGGACCAGCTTTTGGAATTGCTTCTACAAGATCGTTAAGCGTTGTTGATGTCTGGTTTTCAACTGCGTTTAAAAAGTTAATTGATTCTGCTAACTCGTCTGTATTTTGTTTAAATGCAGATTGAATTGCTAATGTTGCTTTCATTGCATCTTGTCTATCAACTTCTCCGAGAACTGCTAATCGGGTTGTTTCTTTAATGGACCCTAATAACTCATTACCCTGTTTGCCAGTGGCAGCAATATCTGCACCTAAAGCAATTGTTTCTTTAAATGATGCGCCATAAGATTTTGAAAGTTCTGATGCTGTGTCGGTAACTTGTTTTCTTATCTTTCCTAAATCAGAAGCAGAGGTTGCAGCAAGTCCTCCGTAAACCTTAGTTAAACGTGTTAATTCTTGATCTGCTTCTCTAAATGCTTTTGCAGATGCTGCTCCAAATGCTGCAAGCGGTACAGTTAATCCTACTGTTAATTGACGTCCAGCCCACTGTGTATTTTTACCCCAATTAATTAATGAGTTTGCACCTTCTTGAATTACACGATTCATAATCTGCAATTCTTGTCTTGCTAAAGCTGTTCTGCTTTTTACCCTATCTAGGCCAGCTGGTATATGCACATTGTACTGCATCAAACCTTCTGCGTTTTTGCCAAGAGGTTGTAATATTGCATTTTGTAATTGAACTTGTTGAGTTGCAAGTTGTCTAATTAATCCGCCATTAGTCTTTAAATGACTTTGATATACTTGAAAAAATTGTTTTAATTTAATTTGGCCTTTATCTAATTGAGTTCCAAATTTTTCTACATCTGATTGTAGGTTTACAAAGTGGCTAGAAAATTGACCAGTGCTTCTAAGTGTTTCGGCAAAAGAACGATTCATCACAGCAACTTGTGATGATAAATTTTTGTTTGTTGCGTTTAGCTTTGATTGTAAAGTAGTTAAGGCTGAAGAAACCTTACCGAGATCTGCAATAAGGTTTGAAAAGTCGGACGTAGCGACTATTCGGGTGACTATCTGTTCTTCAGCCATTTACTATAATTTTACTCCTTAGAGTATCCTAAACCTGCTCCTATTCCGAATCCAGCTTCTGAAGCAAAACTGCCTTGTAGTGATAATACATCGTCACCTTTTGCATTTACTCCAAGTGCCTTTCTTCGAATATCATCAAAGGTAGGACCTTCTTTTTCTTCTTCGCTATTTAAGTTTACTCCCTGAAGTGATGCTAGGAATTTTCTTTTTTCATCTTCAGTTTTTTGCATTGACTTAAATGTTTGTATCAGTTCTGGCATTGAGAGGCTTTCTTCTAGTTCTTCGTAATTTTTCCAATTACCTAAAAGAAAAACTTCTCCTAACAAAGCGGCTAAATCGAGTTCTGCCCAGCCAGAACCGCTGCCGCTAGAAGGTTTGGGTCGTCAAGTTTTATTCCACCACATACTTCTAGAATGCGATTAATGGTTGGCATATCTAATGCCTCTTCTAATTTATCTTTATCTGCTACTAATTCTGGCACCTGAGACTCAATTGCAATTCCACATGCTGTAATTAGAATTGTAAGAGTTTCATCTTCGCCAGAAGAATTTTCTGTCTTTTTGATTTCTGTCATGAACTTTCTTAAGGCTTTGATAGTCAATGGTTTTAGCTTAACCTTTGAGCCATTTTGAAGTTCAATTTCTTCTACGTCGTATACTGTTGTAGCCAATTTATCCTCCTAGGATTGTCTTAATTATTATAACATAATGGTATTATCACCACAAATAGAAAGACCCCCAAATTAATGGGGGCTTCTATAATTTAAATTAATTAAATTTATGCTGTCAATACACGGTCAATAATCTTGCCGTATTCTGAGCCAGAGTAGTTAGCATCTGGTAGAAGACGGAATGTTACTGGGAACGTGGTTGGAGTTGTACGAGCAAGTGAGAATTGTGACTGTTGTACAGACAATACTCGACGTGCATAATATACACGCTCTGTTGCTGTTGCACTAGCAGTTGGAGCTTGTCCTACTGCAATTAGCTGACGCTCTGTTGGAGCTGCACCAAGTGCACCTGCTTCTAGACCTAACTCTTTCTTGTTTGACTGTCCAGTCAAACCATTGTCTGATAGTGATGATGCTGATTGTCCGAATACTGCTACGATATTTTCTAGAGTACCTTCTGACATTTCTGTTGCAATCATAACCTCCATTGCAGATTTGAACAGCTTAGCTGTATCTAGCAATTGGTCAACAGTTACTGAATCGTATGTTGGATTGTAAGTGATTTGAAGACCGTTGTTAGTAAAACCAACGTTACGATATCCAAACTTACCTTCTTCCTGATTTACTGCATTTAGTGAAGTTGTGTATGATACACCTGTTGCGAAAGCTGGAATTGCTACATTGCCTGAACCTGATGCAATTGCTACGCCTGCTTCTGCGTTAGCGATATAATCTGAGTCGTTTACGTC